AAGCCGGTATGACGAACCCGACTGAGTCCCCGTCTGAGGACTCAATGATTATTCCTACAGTTTCATTTACGATAATAGTCAAGAAACGTTACCTCCCTATCGCTAACAGAATTCCGATTGCTAACATTACTGCAACCACAATGAGTAATTCCACTGTGCTCCTAACTGCTGATTACCTAAATGGAGCCTAGAGTCCGGCATGGTTCCGCTTGCCCATACGCGCGTTCGCTCTAGATAGGGTATCGGTTGACTTGAAGCGATTTCACACCGCCTACCGGGTTGCTCCCTAGGCTCCATTCAAGTATGGGGTAGCGTTGCCGACTGCCTGCGGCGTGCGCCATGATCGTCACGTGGAATTTTACGCTACCTCAATGAGCTACACAGGTGCGCCTTATCCGAAGAGTTTGCGCTTATGATTCTTACAGACCTGTGTAGCTCATTCAAGTATGGAATCAGGGACACAGCCACTTACCTTTCAACCCTGATCCCGAATGCCGTTTCACCTTATGCCGCTTGCCAAAGCGGATCACCTGGATTTACACGCATCCGGTTACCAGGAGTTAGGCTCATAGGTAGCTGTGTCGCATTCCTATAAATTGTTGACCGCTTTGTTTTGGGCAGGCGGTCAGTCTGCCAGGAGGTTGCTATTTCGCTCCTGACTCGGCCTCCCGAATCGTCAGGTTAACGCTATCCGATTTCCCGTCGGTAGTCGGGCGAAGCGCCACAGATACGCGGAGCAGTGGACGCTAAGCTATATAATCTGTGATTGCAAGATACCAAGCCAGCGGGACAATAACTAGCCAGATAATTGCGGCCATTATCCAAAACACTTTCATTTCGAATTTCATGCAATCACCGCCTGAAGTGCTGTCAGAACCTCGTTGTCTTTGTTTGCCATCTTGCCGGTGACGACGTTCTCCATGTTGCGAATGTACCTCGTGGTATCTCCGCGCACGATTGCGAAGTGGTGATTCCACGTATTGTACGCTTGCAACACGCCGTATGCCGTGCCATTCCACGGTGCAACACGCGGATCTGAATTGTACAGCTTGATCAAGTCAGTCCGCTTGTTGTCGGCCATCGTCTTGCCACGTCCCTCGACTTTGTTGCCTTTGTTGTCTTCGAGGGGAACCATGACATCGAGCAGCTTATTCCACTCGAAATCACTAACGGACTGTGCCGTTAGCTTTGCAACTTCGGCGGCGAAATCGTCTGCCATCGTATACACGATTTGCAGTGCATCGCGGGCATCCTTGATTCGCACGTCGCTGTACTTCGAGTGTTTGATCTTTAGCTCCTGACCTTCCTCGCCGAGTGCAGCATCCTTCGTGTTGTCACAGACCACATCGGTCACGACTCTTTTGTAAGTCGTTGCGAGTGAGCCGTCGAATGATGTACAGGCGAGTAGGTTCGGGCGGAAGATGACACCCTCTGGCGTCGTGATTGAATCAGGCACTTCAACTGTTACGAATGCCTGACCACGTAGCTTGAGGAGTCCTGCCGCACCGATACCAAGGTTGCCTCCGTTACCGAGGATGGTTGCAACGTTGTCGAGCAACCACTCCTGGTATTGGTGCCCACGGTATCCAGCCTTGAACACGCCCAACACGAATTCATCGTCAGACGTGACCATTGCCTTACGACCTGGAACCTCAGTGTAACCATGATCGGTGAGGATGTACAACTCCTGCTCACGTACCTCGAAATTGAACAGGCGACGAAGTACATCGTCAACCGGGATTGCACCGGGGTAGTGATTCGACTCGTCACCCTGATCCTCGTCACGGTAGTGCCAAGCGTTTCCGCGCTTGTCCGTGAATCCAACAAGGATCATACGGTTGAGCCATTCTGAAGTCTCGCGGGACATACTGTTACCTCCTTTCGAGCAGTCCACACTGTTTTGACTTGGAGCACAAGGCTCCACGAGCTACCCGCCGGAGCGAAGGCGCAGCCTTCGCCACGTCACGCCGGTACGTTGGACGATTTGTACGTTTCGGGGTATCCGGTTCCCGAACCTTTGTCGCCCCAGTATAACGACGGGTAGCTCGTGCAGCCTGCGCTAGCTCTGCACTAATTCACGAGAGTTTCTTGAGTAGGACTGTTGCTCTTAGGATATTCGCGCTGTGGCCTCGTCGCAACGCTGACTCGATACTCGAATCCGCCGCCGCTGATTTCTCCTCGCGCTCGAATACGCTAAGTGCTAGTCGAAGCGTATCGAGTTCGCTCACGGTCATCTTGAGTGTGACCGACGCGTCCATGTTACCTCCCTTCTATCTACAGTGTAGCACACGTGTCAAGTGCTGGCGGATAACCTCACGGTCTACGCCGTGAACCTCTGCGGCTGCGATAGCCGCGTTCTCAAGCGTATAGCCTGCCTTGAAAGTCGCAGGGTCATCTTGTATTAAGCCCTTTGCCAAGATGATTGCGTTGCGCGTTCTACAGAATGTGCAGTCACACTCCATTACGCTGTTACCTCCTCTTCGACTGGGATTTGTCGCACGTTCAGGTATCCGGCGCTGTATGCGTAGGGATGACGGAACATGTCCATTGCTTCGCGTCCGTCGTTTGGATACAGTACCCAAGCGCCGTCTTTGTCTGTCACTTCAACGGTTAGGCTTTCGTCCTCGAAGTCGCACACAATTGCGACCGTTAGGTTACCTGCGGCACGATCGTGGAGGATCATAGCTCGACGTCCAAGAATTTCGCGGACGTTTCTACTCCACGTCCGGTCAGACTGTACGTGATTCCGCGTGCCAATGCCTGCAAGTCCTGACTTGTTTGCGAATGGGGATTGTACGCATTCGCCATTTTTCTCAGTTCGTCCTTCATAGCGCGGAGTTTGTCTCCGTCTTTCTTGGTCATTGTTACCTCCCTGTTTGTACTATAGTACACACTCTCTGATTTGAGAATTCAGGTCTTGTACTTCGTCCAGACCTGATTCGTCTGAAAGTGCTAAGTCCGAAGCTAGCTCACTGATACGGATATCCTCGGACGGTTGATCTCCCGCGTACCGGACATATCGGTACAACAGGCGAAGTAGCTCCAACGCCTCTTCGTCCGTCATGTACGTTTCCATGTTACCTCCCTGTTGTGCAGAGTCTTAGTGCATTCTCTAGCTCTGCAAACTTATCTGGCTGAGGGTTCTGATAGCTCATTTCAGCTACGCAGTTAGCAAGCCCATTTACGTCCGTCGCTGGACGCTCAGGCCGTTGCGACACGACGTAAAGCCCGGCGGCCGTTAGCACCGCTGTTACGTAAATGATTAGGGCGGTTTTCACGGTATTCCTAGTTCTCTCTTTGCTACGACTAGCGCGACCTCGAACGTCTTTCGGCACGTTACCATTGTTCGTCCGTCACGCTGAGTTTCGATTAGCCACACGTACTCGGGATCGGGACGAAGGCTCGCGTCCTCGATGTATGAGATTTGCAGCGTCTTGCTGCAACCCTCCGGCATTTCCATTTCGTTTACCTCCCTATCTCGTGGTATTCCACTGTTCGCACTGTCTCGTCTTTGTCGATCAGCGTAACCCAGGTTTCATGTAGGAAGTATTCGTTCACGTCTTCGTACTTTTCACGCTTTACGAATACCCACCCGATTGCCTTCGGTGGATCGCTATGGAGGAAGCGATCTACGAACACCTTCCCGATGCACCGACCGTGCTCACGTTGGCAGGCACGGAAGATTTCGCCGATGGTTGCATCCTCGCCCATGTACGTGTCAGCTAGGTCGATGGTGTCTTCGCCAGCGCCGTAACGCTCGGCGTCACCTTCTGAATCGTCGCCGATAACTTGCACGTATTCGGTGTGGATTTTCATTCGTGATCCCTTTCGAGTCTGATGATTTCGTGGTGCTTACGCCATCCGTCGCCGTGCCAGACCTGATCGAGTTGTCTGATCGTTCTACGCTCGGCATCGGCGAACGAAGACGCATACCACGTCATCGTCCAGTAGTCGCCTGTTGCTTTGCCTAGGAGGGTTACTGTGTAACTTTTCACGCTGTTACCTCCCGTTTGAAGTCGCTTTCACTGTAACCCCATTCGCGGATCATTCTCGCTTGCTCGGTCGGGTCGTCACACTTGCACGAACCGTCCGCGCGGTAATGCGACACGTCGAATATCACGTGCGGGCAGGCTTGGATCGTACTCTGCTTTACGTTGTACGATTGCAAGCCTGCTCGGTTCGACAAGTCCACGAGCCAGCTACCCGTGTGGCACTTGCAAACCGAGTCAGCCTGCATCGGGTACATCCTGCTCCCGACGTTTAGCCTCGCGGTTGCCTCGAACGTATCCGCGAAGTTCTTCGCACCCTTGTAGTCCGCCCACGTTGTCTTGATCCGGGCATCGGGGCGCAACTTGAACACACGCGACATAAAGTCACGGTGTCCGTGCCAACACACTGCGAACACGCGGCGTTCCGGGCGGAAGCCACTTGAACTAGTGCGTTGGTATTTGTAGTCGCCGTCGATCCTCATGCCACAAGGCCGAAGCTGGAATCGCAACGCGCGCCCATCTTTCCGCACGTCTTTGAGTTCCACGCCTACCTCGTTGGCAACATCCTGTAGTTCGTCGGCACTAACGTGCCAAACCTTCATGTGTTACCTCCTTGTTAGTTTTCGTACGTACGGAGTTTTCCGTCAGGCAGGATTCCGATGCTGTGCCAGTTTCTACCGGCATCGTAGAATCCGAACCGCACGTCTGACGGATTGTCGTTCGCCTTCCACTCGATTCGGCGCAAGTCGATGGAGATTTCATCTTCAAAGACTTTCCGCACGATCGCCATGCGCTGAACGTCGGTCATTTTTGTTACCTCCCTGTAGATTCCGTGAGCTAGTAGTGATTGACCTCGTGCAACCTCCCACGTCTGTGTCCGGCGTTCGACTCGGTGTGTTCACGAGTCCCGGTGTCCAGGCCGATTGTGTAGGTGTGACTACTAAGCTCACGCAACCTACCAATGGCTGCGCTTATTAGTTTCGGTGCCACGAGTGAACACTCTTAGCTCTGGCGCTCTGCATTGCGCGGTGTTCACTAACAGAAATCGTCGTGGCACACTCCTGTATAGCACTACTCGTCGTCTGTGTCGAAAGTCTTTGCGTATTCCGCGTCGTACCGCGCGAAGCACGCAATAGCTTCCGCTTCGGTGTCGCACGTGTCTACGTCGTGGAAGCCTTGTGAATCTGTCCAGACTATCCAGCGGTTCACGCGGTAGAAGTGCCCGAAGGTTTCCGCGTCGCCGGACGTTTCGTCGGCGCTACCGTTCATGGCGAACGATTCGAGCGCGTCTAGCAGTGCGAAAGGTGCTTCGTTTTCTGCACCGAAAGCCTTACGCGCTTGCGCGATGATTTCCGCTTCACTTAGTGCGTTCACGTTTACCTCCCTAGTAGTATTCGATTCGGGTTTCGTCGTACTCCGCACGTGTCCATCCGTTGTCTTGCAGAATCGGACGCGGTGGATCGAGGTAGCGAAATCCGAAGTATGCGTTGTCTCGTGCGAGCACGGACTCCGCAAAGTTTCGGATCGCGTGGATACGGATTCTGTTGTCATCCTCGTTCACACGCGAGGGATCGCTAAGATACGCGATTACCCCGTTGGCAGTGTCGCGGATGGTTTCGCGGTCTACTGTCTTTCGTCGCACGTTTACCTCCCTGTTTGCCTGCCTGTTTTCAGTGTAGCAGGGCTGTCAAGTAGCACCCTACATCTAGCCTATTTCTAGGTAGGATAGGGTGCTACTTCACGTTCCTTTCTGTCACATGAGCCTAGCCTTATTACGGATTTATCCAGCCAGTGTGATTGATTAGCTGGTACCGCGCCCGATATTCTATCCGCGCTCCGTCTTTCCTAGATTACGGGATGGCGTCGGGCATTCGTGCTAGGCTCATGTCACAAAGTCGGTTGACAAAGTGACAATCCACCGCTTTTCAGTGAAATTGTAATACTTAGTCGTTTCTGTCACGAGAAGGTGTAAATTCCCACCTCTATTACGAGGGAGTAGTAGTTACTTACTAGTAAAGAGGATAGATTCCTAGGAAACTACCCTAGATTACCAGCTAGTTACTTCACCTTCCCTCAAGACAAAGGTGAGGATTTATACAACGAAGGCAACACGCTACGCAATCGCGCAATCGTGAATCCGCGTTGTCACAAACTCGGGGTTACGTTAGCTAAGCTAACGCATCCCTGAATCTGTCACTACGGAAGAGACGCGCCGTAGCGCGCACGAAGTTGCATGAGTCGCCATGCTGTAGCGTAGTAACCCGCGAAACCGTGCAGGTACGCGCTGAGCACGCTGGCACACTCGTCGCAATACTGTTGGTAGGTCATGCTGCCTGCCCCGTTCGGCGGATCAGCTTGTCCCGTTCCTCCGCCAGCCGATCGTCTAGGCGCGTGGTCGTCTCGCACGCGGTGACGTACTCGTCAAGCGCGAATGGCGTCCAGGGCATCGAGCCCAATTCGTTGCGCCGGTCGCGCCAGTATTGCACGCCACTTTCGTAATAGCGCACGGTCGCACGTTGCTCGTCCGTGGTCATTACTCGTCCTTCCTGTGGTCGATTGCACAGTAGAGCGCCCACCGTTAGTAGGCGCTCCGTTCTGCAATCCGTCAGTCGTAATCGGCTTGCGATCCACCGACGATTGCGAGCATCCGAGCATTGTGCTCATCGTGCGTCGTGGTCGCTGTTGCGCGTCTCCTGCGCGGAACATCCTCGCCGGTGGTTGGCTCGAATGCTTCCCTGTGGCCGTCGATGATGCTGTAGCAAGTGCCATCCCACTTCGTGGGCCACTCGATCTTTGAAGGTCGATCGAGTGTCCAGCGAGGTAGCACCCTTACCTCGGTCGCGTTGACCGTCTCTGCGAGGGACAGGTTGGTAGGTCGAACCATTGCAGCGCGACTACCATTGTGTCCTTCGTGCGCCATCGTGGCGACCACTTCGAGCCGGTCGTGCTGTAGAGCGTTGAAGGTGTCGTGCATGTCTACCGTCCAGTAGCGTGGATGTCGCCGTAGGAAGCGAACGTTAGGGGTAGGAGTATCAAACAGTCCTACCGTGTCCTTACGTGCGCTTATAACGGCGCAGCGTCGTGCCAGGCGATGCGCTTGCATCGTGCGCTGTCGCCTGCCGTGCTGTCGCGCGTCGAATCGAGCGCGACAAAGGTACTCGTCAAGGGTCATGTTGCCTCCTTGGTCGATTGCCATAGTCGAAGCATAGGGGTAGCGCATGGTTGCAGGGATTGAGCGACACACTTTGTGTGATTCCACTGTTACAAGGAATTAGAGATCGTGGCGGAATGTGCCCTTTTGCAGGGGTTTTCTCTTGCAAGGGACTGTATACCAGGGAGACAACAAAGGACATGACCGTTAACCTGTATCTCCATTTCAAAATGTACAACCTAGCTTCGTTTGCGAAATTGTAATCCAACTTGTAATCATCCGCACAAGCCCTGAGCACACTGTACTATCCCGCGCATGAGCGATCAGCCTTTGTTTGAGCCAGTCGATCCCGATTCGGACGAAGCGAAGCTTATCAGTCAGAGCAATGAAGTAGACGAGCAGACTCTTGCAGAGATTCAATCGTGGAAAACTGCGTTTGAGCAAGAATTTCACGAAGCCGAAAGCGCTGCGAAATCAACACCGCTAACCATTCGCGCACAATTGAAGGAGCTTGTACCTGAAGCTCTTACGCGCATGGCGAAGACGATCAAGTATTCGCGCGATGAGAAACTTGCATTCGCTGCATCGAAATGGTTGCTCGATGCGATGCTTGAGAATAAAGGAAGCTTGTCACCGGATGACCCGCTCGTTGCCTTCCTCGAAGAGATGCGGGCTAAGGAAACTACAGAATCGCCGACGGGCGGTTCGTAAGGCACCTTGGCTCGCATCCCTGCCACAGCGAGAAAGCCACGACTGTTCATAACAACGAACGTCGTTGGACTAGGCATCGAGGACAACTTCGAATTCTTACACGATAGGCCGTATCGGTTCTGTTGCATTTGCGGGCGCGTGTTTCAGTCAACACATGACCGTGTTTCTGTAAAGCGATACGATTCCGCTCATGTCGTGGATGGAGCTTTTGAACGGGTGCTATGGGCGCAGAGACATGCGTATTCACATGCGCAGTGGCAACACGAGGACTTCAAGCGCAGTGGTTTATTTGTAACACCGGCTGCGGCGGAACGTCTCGTGCCTTTTGGGATCATTCCGGTACAGGACATCGTAGAGAACGAAGAGTCGCGCCATGCCGGTTTGGTTGCACCACGTGCGCCTATCGATGACGCCGAAACTAGTTTGAAAGGATACAGATGATCCTTCAAGTGGTAGGACAACTACCAAAAGGCGTTGAGCCCGCCATTATCAAAGTTGAGCCAGAGATGGGCACGTTCGAGATACAAGCCAAAGATGGGACTGTCCTTACACAGGGACAATTTCGCATCATCTGTGGGTAGTTAGTTTGAAAGCACGTTTGTAACAATTCGCACAAGGAAGGAGTGGGATGCCATTTTATGAAGTAACGTTCGAAACCGGCCGAAGCTCGGTAGCGTTTTACGAAGATGACGCTGAAGCATTGTCGGCGTGTGGCGAACAGCATAAACGAGCTGCAAATGGTTTGCCTGGAGGCCCGGTTGCGGGCCATCCGCCTGGTCAGGAAGGAAATCCCAATTGGACGGCAGAAAGAATCAAGACTGTACGCGTGTATAAGGAACATCCGAACGAGTACAATCCTGAGCAGACGATGAGTGCGGATGTTGCAGCGAAAGAAATTGGTGCGCTCATCAAAAGCCTGGCAGATGAGAACGGCGTTATACTCTTGCCGATCCTTGCGCTTCACGTTCAGGGGCTTTCGCACCCGATGGTAGCATCGAAGGAAAGCTCGTTCGACTCCAATTTCAAAATGGTGGAAGATCGAGAACTAACACTTGCTTTCGAGGGCAACTCGTAATGTACGAGCATCTTCATCATAGCGACGAGTTCGATATCGATGGGCCTATGGAGGTTCATCATGCAACTATCGTTTTTCAACGTATGTCGCAGATGGTTACGGATTATGTTCTTGGTAACCATGCAACGATTATTCCTCCGGCGTCGTGGACGATGGGCCTGGCAACTACGAACGTTGGTTCAGGTGGGGCTAACGATTATGCACGGAACAGTGTATGGTCAGTAACAGTCTCGCTTACGAACATTAACGAGATTGGTAGTACCACCGCTGCCGGTTATGCGCGACAGACGATCGCGCGAACTATCGCGCAGGGTGGAATCGACTGGAACACGTCAACCTTCGATAACACGTTTTCTACAGGTGGTCAGTCAACCGCTGCCGATCAGGTTACGTTCGGAGCATTTTCAGGAGCGCCTGATCCTAACGGTGCAAACTCGTGGGTCATTACTGAAGGTGCTACGTTGAATGCTGGCTTCCCACACGTAGCAGCGGATACTGCTGCAACACGAACGTTCGCAAATGGAGACACTGAAAAGGTAACGGCCACAATTAAGGCGGGTTAAGTGGCAACGCATCGAATCCCAATATTGGGGTTCGCTACTCGCCCCGACGATACAGGCGAGTGCTTTTTTGAGCCCGCCGATCTAAACTTTGGTTCGAGTGATCTTGCTCGTCAGTTCGTGCTCGCGTTGGGAAGTGCGCTTGCTGCGGCACCTACTGTGAAGCACGGTGTATACGGCGCATTCCGTGTACCTAAGAACTACGTGGGTTCGCCGGTAATCGTTATCGAGTGGTCAGCAACGCTTACAACGGGCGACGTAGTGTTCGATTTCGATTATAACGCCGTTGGTGGAAATGATGCAGAATCGCTTGATCCAGCCGGGTGGCAACAAAGCGTAACTGTTACCGATACTGCACCATCAACGGCTCGTTTCAAACTGACTCCTACAGTGGCGCTTACGGCAGGAAACTTTGCGGTAGATGATATCGTGGAATTCTTCTTTGGACGTGACGGTGTTGACGCTGCCGATACGATGGTAGGACGCGCATACGTCATAGAGACAACCTTCGAATATGCTGACGTATGAGTAGAGACTTTCCAGGCACTAATAGTAATTACTTAGATGCTGGCGATGTTGCCGCAATCGATATTACTGGCACGGCGTTAACAGTTCATGCCTGGATAAGACCGGACGCATTAAGTGGCGTTCCTAGAATAGTAGGGAAGTGGGGAGCGACTTTAGGAGTACGACAATATCTCTTGGATATTCAGACAGGAGGACAAGTCAGAGCATTTGTCGCTGATGCAGGTGGTAACGATCCAGCAAACGGCGTAACCGTTCTAAGCATTGGAGTATGGCAGGCCGTTGCGTTGCGTAAGAACGGTACAGGCGGAGATGCTTTACAAGCTTTTTTAAATGGGGTTTTAGATGGTACTGTTACGTCGAACCGTTCAATTCAGAATACGACTTCGGGCCTGAGATTTGGTAACGATGTCGGAAATGCTAATCCCTTCGATGGGTTAATAGCGGAAGTGGGAATATGGGACGTCGCGCTAACGGATGCTGAGATCGCTTCACTTGCTAAGGGGTTTAGTCCTCTTCTCGTTAGACCACAGAATCTTAAAGGGTATTGGCCGTTGTGGGGAACCGGATCACCCGAACGAGACTATTCAGGACTTGGTAGCCATGCAACAGTAACGGGTACTGTGAATGCAGGAAATAAGCACCCTCCTGTAATGCCGTTTGTCCTTCCTACGAGAATCGCACCTGCTGCTCCGGGGGTTTTATTTGTTGAATCGATACCAACGTTTCAGCAACAACCTTATGCACCGCCTATCACAAAAATTCCTGCGGGGCTGCGAAGACGGAAACTTCCTAAGCCCGCAGATGATTTCGAAACGGGACAAGTTCCTGAAACTATCGATGCCGCAACGATCTACGTTGATATAGAAGCAAGTGGCGTTGACATAAAGGAAATGACCGATGCTGCCACTGTGTACATCGATATCACGAACACGGGCGGTGAATGCTACTCGGGGTTCTCCGGTGAAATGCTAGGCGAGGGCGAAGCTACTTCTCGCTGGCGAACAGGGGCGTATCAGACTCGATGGTCAGGAGAGGTACAGGAACGATGGGTTCTTAGTGGACTATCAACTGAAAGTGGGTGCTAATGCCAATTGGCCCGCTTGCGAAAGGGACAGATGAAACAATTCACGCGGACTACGTTGACCGTTCAGGAACTGTTACTGATCTTTCAGGTTCAGGCCCAACGTTTGATGTAATCGATTTCGCCGATGTATTCAAGGTTACCGCAGGGTCAGCTACGGCAAGCGGCTTGCGAATCTCGGTTCCGTTAGATACTAACTTTGGGGGTACATGGGTTGTAGGAGAGTACCGCCTGTTTGTGAAGTTTACAGTAGGTGCGGATGTAATTCGCAAAGGGCCATACTACTTTCAAATCGTACAGTAAGGAGGAAAAGGTGAAGTGGATTAATCCGAAAACAGGCGAACTTGAGCGTCGTCCGCCTGGTCTATTGTATTCGCATCTTGACGAATACAATCCGTTCGATCAGCCAGTACAGGAGCACGGACGCGCTTTGATGGATCGTGTTCGTAGCCGCATGCCTGCGAGCGTTCGTGAATTGCTCGATAAGAGTGCGAAGACTCCGTGGGATGGAGAAGCAGTAAAGGCATCGAGTGTTGGTTGGCGCGACATGCTTACGCCTCGTCGTGTGCTGGTTGCTGACGGTGCAATTATCTCCAACATCACGACCGAGACGATCATGGTGCCCGACTTCACGTTTGCTGCCGATTATCTCGAAGTGGGCGACGTGCTCAAGTATACGTTGTTCTTCGGTTGGTCAACCGTGATTACAACGCCTGGTACTCTCACGCTTCGTTTGCGTTGGGGTGGCGTTGGTGGAGCCATACTAGCAGTGTCAGGTGCGTTCGCACCCGATCCTACGGCGGGTTCTACGTCGGTCACAGGTAAAGTCGAGTATGTCATGGTGTGTCGTTCGACTGGTACGGCAGGATCGGCAGTCACGATCGGTCACATGATTCCTGGCGGAGACTTCGATGACGCATCTGCAACTACGCTCAAGGGCAACCTTGACATGTTGATGATTCCAACATCGGCGCCTGGCACGCCGGTTGCAATCGATACAACGATCGCAAAGGCATTGTCGCCTACGGCACAGTTCTCAGTTGCAACGTCACCGACGAACCTCACAAACTATATCGCGTTGCTTGAGAGCCTGAACTAGATGAAACGCATTACTGTAATTGCCGTCACGATAGGTATTGCGCTTGGGCTTACAGGGTTTGCCCTAGCTACTCATACTACTGAGATCGAAAAAATCGTTTTGCCTTGGACGCTTGTTATTGGGGATGAAACTGTAACGGGTGAAACGACGATTACGGACACTGACGTTCTACCGCATGAAACAATCACAGGCCCGACAACGACCATTACGGACACAACCATAACTACGGTGACTGTCACGGAACCGCCACCTACTACAACCACGGAGCCTACGCCTCCCGGCGATCTCGTCTGCACCACGGAGAACTATTGGAACGAGGTTGAAAACAAGCAGGCATGGACGTGGGATGAGTGCAAAGTGGGAACCGTGATCGAGGTCACGAATGAGGAGTGGGCTTGCCGCGAGCCGATCGCAAACTACGGCCCGCTTCCGATCAAGGTCGTATCGCGTTGGAGTATTCCGAATCCTAGTGGCTCACCAAACATCGCAATTTCGATCAACTCGGGTTGCACCGCTTCCGCAGGTACGGCCATTAATCTGATCCCGGACGTGCAGGGTGTAAGCGGTGGGCAAATCTCGGATGCCTTCAAAACGCGTCAGGTTCCAGGGCCACAGAACATTCGCTTGACCGGAAGGCTCGGGTGTGGCGATCGGCTTGCCGCTGACCATCAGGACGGTGTGCAATTGCAAGGTGGCCGCGAAATCGCCTTCGTGAACATGGACGTTGGAGGGGATTACGAGGCTGGCGAGGCGAACTGCCAAGGAGCGGGCGGCGCATTTTTCTGGTCGATCAATGAGACGCTTGCGGTTATTCTCGGCGGGACGTACATCGGATGCAATCACGCACTTGACGTGCATTCCGGCGAGGCAGCACTTGGCTCAGGGGTTCGTAACGCGAAATTCCGCTCTGGGCGCAACTCAGGAAATGGTGGCCCGGCGGGTCTGTGTGAAAGAGCAGATGGGACGCCTTTCTTTACTTCGCCGCCGTGTCTTAATACGGGCAATCTTAATTTCTTCGATAACAATGTCTGTCAGCGCTGGAATGGTACGGCTTGGATAAATCAATAGATGACACTTGCACTTCCAGTCGTTTCGAACGCCGTTCACGAAAGTAACTTCGAGGCAACCCCGTCTCTGAGTCCCGGTACGCTCATTACGGCGAGCGCTACGCCACACACCAAGGGCGCGTGGATTGACGTGGTGCCATAGATGACGCTCGCGCTTCCCGTTCCTGCGTGGCTTGCGTTCGAGACGAACCTTACGGCTACGCCTGTCGCAGGGGCAGGAAACCTCATCACGGCCGCTGGTACTGCTCACGTCAAGGGTGCGTGGACGTCGTGTATCGATCCCGTGGACTATGACTCCTACGGTTTATGGATAGGACTCAACGATAGCGCGGTTGCGAATACGCGCACGGATCAGTTGCTCGACATCGCTATCGGGCCGTCCGGAGGCGGCTCGGAACAGGTCATCGTCTCTAACCTGATCTGTGGTTGGAGTGCCACCGGAGCGGCGAGCGCAACCTACATGGGACGCAGATTCTTCCTGCCGATCTTCATTCCAAAGGGTGTTCGCGTCTCGGCACGCATCCAGGCGCTCATCGTCTCGGATACGATGCATTTACAGATCGGACTGCTCGGAGGGGAGTCGAATCTCGGCTGGCCTATCTGTATGGGAATGGACGATTATGGCGTCGATACGGCCACATCGGGCGGAACCTCGCATACCCCCGGAAACTCCGGTGCGTACTCGGCCTACACCAACTTGGGCTCGACTCTCTCCCGGAACTATAAGGGTGTCCTCATGCTCCCGCAGGGAACGATGAGTGACACGGTGATGGGGAGCCTCGCCTACTACTGGCAGGCAGCTATCTCTTCCGGCACGATTGCCTCGTGGCAATACGAGACGACTACTGGAGAGAATGTGACCGGCCCGTGGCCGGGGCAGCCCTTCATGGCCGAGTTGCCATCGGGTACGCAAATGCAAGTGCGAGCGACCTGCTCGGGCACGGCCGAGGCACAAGATGTCGGGATGTATTGTCTCTACTGATGGCGATCACGGCGACATACGTGGTATCTGACACGAAAAAGGTGGCTCATGTTCATCTACGCGAGAACGGAATTGATCTCGGTTCCTTCGTCGTGACCTTTACGAATCGTGCAAACCTACGAACGAAACTACAAGCCATACTTACCGAGTTGTCGGCTGAGTTAACTCGTATAAGAGGAGAGGTTTAGCTATGGGATGGCATGCAGGAGAGAAAACGACAACTGCGGAGAACGCAGTGCAAGTTGCACGAGAGTCATTTGCTGAAAACCACGCAGAAGCTACAGAGGAAGAGAGAGCACAGTTTGATGCCGCTATTCTAGCTCTTGAATCCTTTGTTTTGCATGTAGATCCCGACCGAGTGATTAAAGCACGCTGTCAGGGTCATGTACGTGAATCTGATAGTGATAGAACCGGAACGTACATTTCAGTTACCGTAGCAGAACATATAACGAGCTGAAATGGCAATCTCGGAACCATTTGCAGGTACGGAGGCAGTTGCAACAACTGAGTGGTCGATCACGACGGATACGTCCTATGATACCGCCGACGCGCAAACCGACGACGGAATCTACCAGGTTTGGCTCGACGTGAATGACATGGTTGCAGGCGATCAACTTCAAATTCGTCTTTATGAGAAAGTTGGCTCGGCCTCTACGCAACGCATCACGGATGAATTCATTCTCGTCGGAGCGCAGGCGACTCCAGCATGGGTATCAGTCACACTGATTCTGTTACACGGGTGGGATATAACGCTCGACGCGCTAGCGGGCACGATTACGGTCGATTGGTCGATTCGTAAGGTCGCATAAATGTCGCACCCGCTTTACGGGCCTCTTCTACCTGGCGGAGCGCAGCTTCAGTCCGCTGGAGTAGAAGCTTCTCCTACATTCGTACAATCATCGAATGCTCCGGCATTCAATGTATTGCCTCATCTTTGGGCGAGGCGACGACCGGCACAAGCTGCGGCTGATCCAGCGATCTTTGTATCCGTTGATTATGACGATCAGGATACGATCTATGTAGATATCCAAGTTAGTTCGGTTGAGCTAGCTGAGTTTGTTGATAGTAATGAAATCTACGTTGATATTCAAACATCGAGCGTTGAATTCGCTGAGTTTGTCGATATCGCTGAAGTCTATGTAGATGTTCAAACTAGCAGTGTTGAAGTAGCCGATTTTGTAGACAGTACCGAGGTCTATGTAGATATTCAGTCTTCGAGTACGGATATCCTTGATGCTGTTGATCAGGCTGAAACGTATGTTGACATTCAACCTAGTGGTGTCGATGTTGCTGAATTTGTTGATAGTGATACTAGTTACGTCGATATTCAAGTTGACAGCGTTGATGTAGCTGATCTAGTCGAAAGTGCCGAAGTCTATGTAGATATCCAAGTTAGTTCGGAGGAAGTTTTTGTTTCAGCCGAGCCAACTTTTATACAATCGTCAATAGTTCCAGCATTCTTAAAACTACCTCATCTATGGCAAAGAAGGCGACTCGCACGACCGGCAGCCGATCCTGGTATCGCCGTCGGTGTTGTTTATACCGAGGCAGATACCATTTATGTCAATATCGATGTAAGTAGTGTAGAGCTTGCTGAGTTTGTTGACAGTGATCTAGTCTACATTGATCTCCAAGTCCAGTCAGACGATGTTGCACAATTCACTGACGCCTCTGTGGTAGTTGTAAACCTAAGTCCATCGGCGGCAGAAATTGCTGACTTGGTTGATCTAGCGACGATCCTTGTTGATCTAGATGTCTTCTCTGTCGAATTCGCTGAGTTCGTTGATAGCAATACTGTAACAGTTTCCTTCTCTGTCCTTAGTGCAGAGGAGTTTTCTTACAGTGATGCAGCACAGGTCTATGTTGATATTCAACCAGGCTCAATTGTTATCCAGGTTGACTTTCTACTTGAAATCGTAGGCTGTGTAACTCGTTGGACAATCGAAGTACCGATTGCAAGTAGATGGGCACTTGTAGAAGCCATCGCAAGATGGGGAATCCTTGAGACAAGGAGTATCGTGTGGAGGACTTAAATGGAAGTGCTTAAGAAGGGAACCGTCGAATCACTCCTAGTCCCTCTGCGCGACAGACTAGGAAACATTCTCACGCTTGCTAGTGTGACGAATCTCAAGTTCGATACGAAGAAGAAGGATGATGGTACTGCTTGCGAAACCAATAAGACAGCGACGTTTGACGTTGATCAACCAATGACGGCTATCTGCGAAATTGACACAACTCTGGCAGCGTATGTTATCGAAACCGATGATGACCACGAAGAGTTCAAGCTGTATCTCAAATACACGGCTGGCTCTGAAAGCCCCATTCTCGGGCCTGTCTTCTTTCGCGTAGAGGACGATTAATGGCTGACGCAAGGGTAAATATAAAAATTGAAGGAAAGGTTAACATGCCCAGGGTGCTAACTGATATTGATTTGGATGAAGTTGAAATTGGCCTAGAGGATCAAAGGGTAATCGAGTGGCATTTGCAATGGTTGCGTCACGGAGGATATTCGAAGAAGAACGCAAAGTTGATTGCTTCCTCGAAGATCGATTGGCGTTTTGCAAATCAACTACTTAAGCGTTGCTCCGATGAAAAGCTAGCGATGAGAATCCTATTTTGATAAAAGAAACTCCTCTAGGAAATTTCAAGAGGGTATCTAACGATCCCTTTACGGAGTTTTCGGACACATGGAAATTCGAATGTCCTAATTGTAAGCGATGGGACTATCTTGACAACGATCAATGGAATGGTCAAGTATCTGTAGATCATTCTCCCGATTGTACTTACCACGAGACTCATAATTATAAGGCCGCTCTGCTAGAAAGTTTTAGGCATGATTGATCCTGAACGCAAAAAGTTCATTTTCGGAAAGCTTGATTACAAGCCGCATTCTCGTGGGCAGCAGGAGATTCACGATTCGGACAAGCGATTTCGTACTCTTTGCTGTGGGCGTCGTTGGGGTAAGACGACGTTTGGTGCGAACGAGATGACGGCTGCTATCTGTGATCCTTCTCAAGAGGGATACTACTGGATCGTCGGCCCGAACTACGTTCAGGGTGAGAAAGAGTTTCGCATCGTTGTGAAGAATCTGACCAAGTTGAATTTGCGTAGCAAGGTCAAAATTCAGTACAACATCCCACAGGGACTAATGACAATTAGAATGCCATGGGATACTGTGCTGGAAGTAAAGTCGGCCGAACGCCAGGAATCATTGCTCGGGGAGGGTCTAAAGGGGGTAATTATGGCGGAGGCTGCACGACATTCTCGTGATACATGGGAACAGTACGTGCGCCCTGCTTTGTCGGACAAAGGCGTTGATGGTGAAAGAGGATGGGCTATCTTTACATCGACGCCACGTGGATTTAACTGGTTCCAGGGATTGTGGTTGATGGGTCAGCTTAGATCGAAGCATCCAAACTATGAGTCTTGGCGACTGCCTAGTTGGGGCAATCCGATTATTTATCCCGGTGGTCGAAATGATGCAGAAATCGAGGAAATCGAGGATGAAGTTTCTAAGCAGTTTTTCTCACAGGAGATTGCTGCCGAGTTTACATCGTTCGTTGGGGAAATTTACGACGAGTTTGATCCGTCCGTACACGTCATTCCGATAGAGTATAATCCTAACTGGCGCAACTTTTGGGCACTCGATTACGGTTGGACTAACGAATTCGTATGCTTGGATATCATGGTTGATCCTGACGACAACGTGTACGTATGGCGCGAGTACCATGAGAGTTACAAATCGACTTTCGATCATGGGTTGATTCTGAAGCATCAACCAAATCCTCCAAATTTCCATGTCGATTCAATATTCGGTGATCCTCGTGGCCCTGATCAAGCGGCTACCTTCGCGATTCATCATGGGCCTGTCTTTAGTATGGCTCCGAAAACCAATGATCAATTCTCAGAGTGGTTTATCGGAATTGAACAGGTTAAACGATGGATGAAGATACGTCCCGATGGTAAGCCGAAGCTCTATATCTCAGATGCGTGTCCTAACCTGATCCGTCAGATGTCACAGTTGCGTCCACCCGAGGGCAAGGAAGGTAAGAATGCACCGGAAGGCCAGCACAAACATGATGATCATGGCCCCGATGCGCTTCGTTACTTCTTTACACAGTACTTCCTCATGGGCGCTGGCTCGTCCCTAAGCGACGTGTACGCTCCCTCGCAGATGCAAAGCGAGGCCGCCGGGTTTTTCCGTCAGCATTCTCCGTTTGTGAGACAACTATAAATGTCGATCCTTGATCGATTCAAAGTAACGCAACAAACTCCTGATCCTCGCCGTCGCGTTACGGGCACATCTTATAGCGCGAAGGGATCAATTCCTACTGATGGTTCGGCCTTGAAAGAGCAAGGCTCGTCTCGCGGTGGATTGATTCGAGACATCGTTCCCGAACTTGGGAACCGCACTCAGGCTACTCGCGTATATGAGCAGATGACCAACGGCGATGCAGCCGTTGATGTTTCACTTCGCGCTTCGAAGATGCCAATTCTCGGCGCTATGTACTTTGTGGAGCCTTTCGATGATACAGATGAAGCGCTCGATATTGCAGAGTTCGTTGAGTATAATCTATTGCAAGGTGCTGGCGCACCATTGCTCAATGTTCTTGAAGATATCCTTCGCATGTACGAATATGGATTCTCGGTTATTCAAAAAGTCTATGAGACTCGTGAGTGGGCACCGAAGCGAACGGGTGCGAACCGTCGTAACTATACGATGCTCAAGAAGCTAGCACCGCGTCCGACTCCGACAATCAAGACGATCAACTACGATGACAATGGTGGCCCACTCTCGATAACGCAAAGTGCTCTGGACGCAAAGAACAAAGTTAAGGACGTTGATATCGAGATCAAGGACTTGATCATCTTTACAAACAATCGTAAGGGCGGCAACCTAGAAGGTAAGTCATTGCTTCGTACTTCGAGAACGCATTGGTACTTCAAATCGAATCTTTACAACATCGATGGAATTCAGAAAGAACGTCATGGCATGGGGTTCCCTGTGGTCGATCTTCCTCCTGGTTATACCGATCTAGATAAGGCAGCCGCTTACGAACTTGTTACGAACATTCGAACGAATGAACGTGGCGGAGCGGTTCTTCCACCAAACTGGATTCTCCGATTCCTAGATATTCCGGGTAATCCAGTCAATGTGATGGAGTCGGTCGAACATCACAACGGAATGATCATGCTGAACACCATGACGCAATTTCTTCTGCTTGGACTTGAAGGAACTGGTGGCGGTAGAGCAACGTCAGGATCACATCAGGACATGTTTACGAAGTCACTTCGTCATGTAGGCAATCTGATTTGTGATTCGATCAATCTGTACTGTGTGCCCTATCTTGTCGGTTACAACTTCGATACCGATAAATTCCCGAAGCTTCAGGTGCGCAACATTGGTGAAACGAAGGACATGCAGCAATGGGCATCGGGAATCGCGAATCTCATAACGGCCGACGCAATCACACCTGATATCGAAACTGAGAATTGGGTACGTTCGATCATCGATGCTCCTACGAAGAGGGGTGGCGTTCAAACGCCGTTGGAAAAGAAGACAAGCTCACAGAAGGGAACGGTAACAGAACGAGAGGGCAACACAGGAGCCGCTACCGATAGCGCGGAGGGCTAAATGCGCGACTATTCACACATCATTACCGGAATGACATCCTCACCGTGGATGATTACGGAACCCGCGATGAAGATGATTTGTGAGATTGTTGAATCTCATATCACAGGGAAACTGTCTCAAGAAGACATTCGTATTCGTTACCAGGAGGCTCGTCAGGAGCGCAACGGCCGTGCAACGAATCATCAAAACGTTCGTGGTGTCGGTGTACTTCAAATCGCCGGGCCAATCTTCCCCAAAGCGAATTTGATGACTGAAATGAGTGGTGCTACATCTGTGGAGCAGTTTCGCCAGGACTTCCGTGCAATGATGGCGGACAAGTCAGTTGATGCGATTCTACTCGATATCGATAGTCCTGGTGGTCATTCTGCTCAGATTGCAGAAATGGCCGCAGAGATTCGTGCTGCTCGTGACGTTAAACCAATTTGGTCTATCGCAAATACGACGGCTACATCAGCGGCATACTATCTTGCTTCCGCAGCAGATAAGGTGTTTGCATCGCCATCGGCACTAGTAGCGAACGTTGGCACTATCATGGTGTATCGCGATGATAGTAAAAAACAGGAAATGTTTGGAATCGTAGAAACACCAATCGCATCTAGCGACTTGAAGAAGGTTGGTTACGGCCCGCTCGATGACGAAAAGTACAACTATCTTCAGGGAATCGTAGACGATATCAACGCTGACTTCATTTCAGGAGTTGCTCTTGGACGAGGAATGAGTGAAGAGGAGGTTCATACAAATCTTGGAGACGCGGCCGTTCTAACTCCACGTCAGGCAATGGAAAAAGGCGCTATCGATGGTATTGCTACCTTCGATGAAGTCGTGAGCGAAATGGTTACACCTACGGGCCAGTTTGCTCTATCGAACACGAACTACCCACGGCAGGAGGATGGGCTTGACAAAGCGCATGGAGAACCTGGCCCGACGGGTGAACCTATTCCTCGTGATCCACCGGAAAAAGATGACAAAGCAATCAAGGGAGGTTGGAGGCGTGACACACCGCCACCGCAGCCGGAACAGACTACAAAGGAAGGGAGTGCAATGAGTAGGGAACAGTTGGAAACTCTCGCTACCGCACTCGGTGTGGAGTTCGATGGCGAGCTAAGTGATGCAGACCTTTCTACAAAGGTTCTAGAAGCATCGCAGGAGGCACTGTCGCCAATTCTCGAAGTCACACAGGATGCACGAGACTTTGCGAAGGACTACCCCGACAAGGCTCGCGAGCTTGCCGAGCTTAAGCAGTCAGACCGTGAAAGTGCTGCAAATCGTTTTGCGGCTAAGTTCAATCGTTTCGAATCCGACGAGGATTTGCTCAAGGGGCGTGGTTACTCATCTCTTATGGTGAGTAAGATCGAAGAGGCTCATATCAAGATCGCAGCGCGCACGTTCACGCATGAGAATCTTGGAGAACTACTCAGCACTGCCGCGAAGTCGGTAGTGAACTACAAGGAAGATGGTTCGTCTCGTGATAAGGAGCGAACGCCAATTAGTGCGAACGCTACCGTTCGTGAAGTTCGTACTCAGATGGCGGCGCTTGTTAAGGAAATCATGGAGCAGGACGGTTTGGATCGCAAAGCTGCAATGGCGGAGGCCGGCAAGCGTGAGCCGGAACTTGCCGAAGCATATCTCAGCAAGAGGTAGGAAGGAGGAATAAATGCCTAGTGCTACCAGTAATCAGGTTCTAAGTAAGGGTTTTATCGCGGCTGTCGCACTCACGAAGGGTCGTGCAGTTAAGTACAGTGGAAACCCCGAAGAGGTTACACCCGTTACGGCTGCAACAGATAAGGTTGCAGGAATTACCGTATTCGATGTTTCAGCGGCAGAGATCACAAAGGGCAAGGGTGCATCTCTTGTGATGGAGGGTCATGCCGTAATGGAAGCTGCTGCTGCAATTAACGAGGGTGATTTGATTGCACCTTCTACGACCGGAACGGGTCAGGTTGCTGTTGCTACCAACCGCGTCATCGGTATTGCGATGGAAGCTGCTTCGGGTGCTGGCAAATATTTCAAGGTTCAGCTTGACCTACCTGGTTCGATTCTCGTTTAAGAAAGGAGGAATACTTAGATGCCGATGTACGATCCGAGCCTGCTTTACACCGATCCAATTCTTACAGAATTCTCGGTGGGATATCAGCCGCAAGACCTAGTGGCCTTGAGGTTGTTGCCTGAAGTACCCGTCGATACACCGTCGGGACGATATCGCGTGTGGGATCGATCGAGTCGCGTGTACTTCCTTTCACGTCGTGAGCCTGGTACTGTGGCGAACGAAGTTCGTGGTGGGAAGTGGGCCGAGGATACGTTCAAAACTGTGCAGCATGCACTTCAGGGTGCAGTTGCGGATGAGGAAACTCGTGAACTTACTTCACAGGGCGGATACGCCGATGCAACATTCGGCGGAGTCTTCGGACTTGATCCGCATGAGAAGGCTGCCGCACTCGTTTTCGATAGTCTTGCACTCGAACACGAGCTAGCCTCTTCGGTGTTGCTTCGCAATACTGCATCGTATCCGGCTGGTCATAGCATAACGCTTGTTACGGCAGACCAGTGGGATAACTATGCAGGAGCTACGTCTAATCCGATCGATGTTATTCGAGCCGCGATGATCAAGATTAACTCGAAGATCGGAACGCCGCCGAATAGAATTGCAATGGGGCGTCTTGGTCAGACGTGGCTTGAAAACCATCCTGACGTTGTTGCTCGATTCACGAACTTCACACTTGCTGATCCTGGCGCGTTCCGAACGCTAACAGGATTCGAAGGTGAGTTTATTCTGATCGGTGACGACAACTACAATACGAACGATATCCTCGAAGCGACTGAAACTCTTGTCTCGGTATGGGGTAAGGATGTCATTCTCGCATACGTGAAGGAGGATCTTACTACGGACGATCTTTCGTTCGGTAAGACGTTCGCACAGCTTTATCCTGACGGCTCGACTCGCCCGACGGATAGATGGCGCGAAGATGGTCGTATGTCTGACATGGTTCGTACACACTGGAAATGGGACATCAAACTAACGTCCTCGATTGCTGGATACTTGATCAAGGACGCATTCTCGGCAACTGCCTGGTAATAGGAGAGAATTGCTATGGCTAAAGTGTACTACGCATGGAGTGATATCTATAACGGTGGTAAAGTGCGGGAAGTTCGTCCCGGTCGTAATGTTGTAGTTGACCGTAATTGGGCAGAACGTGGTTCCAAGGTCACACAGAAAGGACTAGGACTTTCAAACGAGGAATGGGATAACCTGGTCGAAAACGGGTCGATTCGTGACTATTCTGTTCCAAAGGGAATTAGAGACGATGAATCTCCTCACTCGTTTGTGCTTCGTGAGCTATCTGAAGGTGGAGAACTTCCGGCTGATCTCTTGCTGAAGATGTCCGCCCAAGGTTCCGCAGTAGGAGCACAACCACTGCCGGAAGAAAATGAGGAAGCCTCAGAACTAGCTGAGGCATGACATGCCGTTTGTCGATGATGCAGATATTCAGATTCATCTGCCAGTCGATAAACTCGATGTAGCGGAAATCCCTGACGATCTAGCTAACGCAAAACAAGACGTAGAGCGGATCGTCAGGGGCTACCTCGCGGGGCATTTTGAGGCAGCTACGCTAGCAGCGTGGACTAGCCCTGCGCAAACACCCTCGCAGATTCGCGCTATTGGTGGACGATTTGGCGCAGCCAAAATCTACCGAAATCGATACTCCGAAGATTCACTTGACGATCCTGAGTTCGCGCAGTTTCTCTACAACGAAGCGATGATGATGCTCAATAAGGTAATCAACGGCCAGATCATTCTGGATGGTGTAATAGACACAGGTTCTCAGTTCGACAACACATACTTTAATCCGAACGATACCACAGATGATCCTAAGTTTGCGATGGATGCGGTGTTCTAATGCCAGGTTCTCGCCGTCTAAGCTCTGCCGCACTCGTTGAATTCGAGTGGGTTCCCGATCCTGTGGTGTTTCAGCAAAAAATCTTTGCTGTCGCAGAAGCACTTGAAGATAGAACTGTGCCGATTCTGTACGCGCGCCAGAAAGTACAAGCAGACATTCGAGAGCGTTTCCAAACTGAAACGGCTCCCGATGGTACTCCGTGGGATGAATGGGCAGAGTCCTATGAGCCATTCGCCGAAGCATTTCCTAATGAGGGAATTCTCCGGCAGACGGATGAACTTTACGAAATGGCGACTGCATCGAGTGCGTTCATCGTTTCGAATGATACACTCTTCTATGATTCGGGTCATATGCCTGAACGGGGGATTTGGCATCAAGAAGGTCGGCCTGCTCGTGCAACGGCGGCAGGTAAGCATAATCCTCTTCCGGCTCGTCCGTTCCTTGGTCTATCTGACGATGCTGAAATCGCGATTTATGCTTTCTTTCAGGACTGGTTCGATCGTGCACTCGACTTGTACGTTACGACACGCGGTCGCATAGGTGGTCGTCATGCACGTAGAAGCGAAGTCAGTGGACAGTTCATTCCTAATTTCTAATGGCAGTTCAAGATTATAAAGACTCACTGGAAATCTTCGATTATCTTTACAAACTCATCGACGATAACAAAGGAACCCTAGGAGTAAAGTATGTTGCACAGCTTGACGAGGAATTGCTACCGCAGTATCCCGCAGTCCTTATCACACTGGAAGGGCCGACTCAACGTGAGCAACATGCGACTCGTATGTTCAGAGTCGAATGGCATTGTGATCTGTGGGTCTTTCATGCCGAACTTACAGTCGGTAAAGCTATCCGTAGTCGTCAAGATGTGGAGTTGGCAACGCGTGTCAGAAAACTTGTACACACTAAGTTCACATTCGATGATCATATCATCTTTGGATTCATCGATGGTGAGTTTCCGGGTCGTGCCCTACGAAGAATCGGTGCTAAACAAACAACCATCGTGGCAACGAGATTGACATGGATGGGAGAAAACCGTGTTCTATACCAGGATAGCTAGGAGGCAATCGTGGGATACAAACTTTCCATGAACCACCCGGACTATCCGAAAGGAACCGAGTTTGATGTTGGCGGTCTTCTCGTTCCTAACGGTGGTTCGGTCAGTGTAGACGAAGAAACGGAGCAGGCACTTGTTTCTCGTCATGGTGCTCCTGTGAAGGAAGCCCTTGGTGCAAATCCGCATCTGAAAGTAGAGGGCACTACTGAACTTTCAAAGTCGAAGACGGAAGGGGGTGAGGTCTAAATGCCAGCGGGTCTTGGTGGCGGCGGTTCTGTTGGAGTTGCTTTCGAAACGGTGATGGGTACGTATGTTGCTCCGACCGTGTTCGTGCCCGTACTGAATGAGGGCTTGAAATACACGGAGGCGAAATACTACTCCGAGCAGATTCGTCAGGAGAGTATCGTTAGTGATGTGAAGTCTGGCTATTACCATGCTGAAGGTGATGTTCAGCTTGAAGTCGATCCGAACAATATCGTGTACTTCCTGTATGCGTCTAGACACATCATTGCTAAAACAGGTGCAGGCCCATTCACATATACATTCACGCCTGGCAATCAAGCGTCAGCCGCTACGGGCGCAGGCCCTACTACTGCAAAGACACTCTCAATCACCGTCGTTCGAAACGAAATAGTTTTCGGGTATGCTGGTTGTACTGTCGGTGGTTGGGAATTCATGGTCGAGGACGGTGTACTAAAGTGTACGATGAACGTGCTTGGGCTTTCTGAAGCAGTACAGGCCAATCCTACGGAAACGTGGCTTGCCCCCGAACTCTATGGTGCCGATGCTCACTTGGTCGCTCTCGGTGCGGCCGCGGCGGTTCCAACATTCGCTGCGGATGTCAACTTCAACGGATTCACCTTCCGTGCAAACTACAACGCCGAGGCACAGAATCGTCTTGTGCAAGCTCGTTCTGCGAGCTACATTAGTTATGGGATTACCGATGCTGAGATCGAATCGGAACTCGATTTCCTTACGAGGGCCGATTACGACAACATGGTTGCTAACACTACTCGTGCAATCAGGCTATCTTCGCTTAATGGTGGTGCGACTCTTGCAGCGGCAACTAGTGGTATTGAGCTTCAAGGTAACCGTGTATCTTACGATGCCTATGACATTGGCCTCGAAGGTATGCCCGATTTGATCATGGCCGGATTTACCGGCAAGTGTGTAGGTATTGCAGGTGGCAAGGCGTATCAGATCAATCTCAAGAGTGCAGTCAGCATTACGTAATGCCCGTTCGTAGAACTAAAGGTGGTGGTTACAAGTTTGGCACGAAAGGTAAGACGTACAAAGGAAAGGGGGCTAAGGCAAAAGCTGCAAAGCAAGGGCGTGCAATTAAGGCATCAAGGAGAGGAAAGAAGTAATGCCGAAAGCAACTGTAAGCACTGAACACGAAAAGTTCGATCTTCGAACCTGCCCTGGCGGGTTCGTTGTTCTACGCCAGCTATCATACTCGGAAATGATGCATCGCCGGGATATCGCAGGTAGGCTCTACTATGAGCAGAAGGCGCCTGCGAGAAATCGTGCGGAACGGCGTGCACGGCAGAAGGATGGAGCGGACGAAACTCGTCGTGCTGAACTAGAAGTATTGAATGTGAAGCTGATGGAGTGGGAATTTGCCAAGTGCATCGTTTCTCACAATCTTGAAGACGATAATGGCAATCCTCTCGATTTCACTAATTCCATGTCATACGATGTTCTCGATCCGAAGATTGGTGCGGAGATCAACGAGTACATCGATGACATGAACCAGGAAGATGAGGAGTCCGTAGTCCCTTTGGCGAAATCGCCTACCTCATCCTCGCCGGATGGAACGACAAGGCCGAGTCCGATTATGGACGAAGCGCTGTAGATGAAGCTGTAAAGTGGCTTCGCTATGGCGCAATATGTAAAGCACTCCACGTCCTCCCAAGGGGAGGGGGAGTGCTAGATCAGCCGTCCGGAGAAATGCTAAGGCTCGAAAGAGTCCTAGATGCGTTTGCTCAATACGAAGAACTTCAGAACGAAAAAGCACGTGTTCGTGCCCTCAATCGCGATCGACACAAAAGGTAGTTAGAGCTATGGCAATGCGTATGGGCGAACTGATGGTCGTGGTTCGCGCTCAGGACTTCGCCTCACGTACTCTTAGACGTGTAGGTGCGGAAATGGGCCAGCTATCACGCGCCCAACGCATTGCCGCTGCTCAAACGAATATCGCGTTTCAGAAGTCGGCTGCACTGGCGCGAGTAGCCGAAGCCGAATCGATGATGCGCAGAGTGCGCTACATCGAAACCGGCCGGGCGATGAAGCAACAATTATCTGTTGCGAAACAATTACAAGAGTCCGAAAGTAAGATCCGTGGGCCTGGTGGGAGATTCAAAGCAGGCATAAAACAAACGGACATTCGAAACTGGCAGAACGCTACCGCCGCAGCAAACGCCTATGGTATCACAAACAAGAATCTTGCATCGACGGTACGTGATCTCGACCCCTTAGTCACCAAGTTCGATCAACGTATTGCGAACATGCCCGTAGGTTTGCAACGGGCCGCACAGAGTACAGGCGCATTTGGTAATGCCTTGTATAAAGCGAGGCGAAACCTCGATCTTGCCTACGCGGGTTTAAGTAGGGCGCAACAGGCAGAGCTAGCCTTTAATCAGGCTATGCGCGCCATGCCGATTCAGCGCTTACATGAAGTCGGTCATGCTTTGTCGGGTATCGGGCGAACCTTGCAGTTGTTCGGTGCTATTGGTACAGCCGCATTTGGCCTTGCAGCCGTTCAAGCTGCCAACTTCAGTAAGAATGTTTCCCTTGCAGCCACGCAGATGACGCGAATCGGCGCAGGCACGAATGAAGCTGTAGCAAACGCGGCAGAGCTAAGTGATGAGCTTCTTAAGCTATCTAAGGACTTTCCGTTTGCTGCCTCAGAAATGGCCGATGCAGTTTATGAGATTTTCTCGGGAACTAACGTTCAGCGTATTGATCAGGGAGTTAGTTTGCTAGAAGCCTTCGCCCGTGTGGCGGTTGCTGGTCAGGTCGATATTCAGACTGCTACTAAAGCTGGCATCATCGTTCTGAATAACTTCCGTGGTGCAGGCGAGGATGTAAGCGGGACGCTCAATCGGATGTTCGCGATCGTGCGATTTGGCTTTATGCGTTTCAGCGACTTCGCAACAATGCTGCCAAAGGTAGCTGCTGCGGCTTATGGTTCCGGTCAGTCCCTCGACGATATGGCCGGAATCATGGCCTTCCTTACGCGGCGAACGGGCGACGCAAGTATAGCAGCTACGCAGATTTCACGAGTTTTTGATCTGTTCGCTCGGAAAGAGTTCGAAACTGGATTGCATAAGATCAATTCGGAGTTCAAAGGCATGCGTGACGTGGAAGGCAAGTTGCTTCCTCTGCCGGAATTACTTGGGAACATTATGAAGGCATTTCCTGAACTTGCGAAAGGCGGGAAATCTCTGGAGCGGTTCATTCAGACCGTTACTCGTGCTACCGATCCAAAAACGAAGGGACTTCTCTCTACGGCAGAGGCACGTAGATTCTTCCGTTTCGTATTTCGTAATTTTAAAGAGTATGCGATGTTGCAGAGAAAAGCCGTTGCGGATAACGGGGAATTCCAGCGTTCTTTTGAAACTATGATGAAGACCCCTGGAGTTCAATGGGACATCTTCGTTAATCGAATAAAGGTCGGTATTGTCGTTATTGGTAATGCTGCTATTCCCGTGTTTGCGAACATGGGTAGAGCTATTGCGCGATTTCTTGACTGGTGGGAGCAGCTCGATAAGGGTACAAGAAATACGATAGTTAAATGGGGAGTGCTCATTTCTGTGGGAGCACTTGTCACAGGTGTTCTAGCTAGTATAATCGGTGCTCTTATATCATTGGCACTGATGTTTGGAGGAGCCGCATTTAATATAGGAAAGTTTATTGCCGGTTTGTTCGGAATAAATAAAGCTCTGTTCGCAATGAGAGGTGGATTACCCGCTCTCTTACTGCTTACTCGACTTGTTGGCTTTCTTTCAGCCATCGGTGTCATAACTCTCGCTCTCAAAGTCGCTTGGACGGGTCAGGCTACGGCGATCGATTTCATTATGGGTGCGATTGCAGGAGCCGGTGCCGGATTCTTACTCGGTGGGCCTCCTGGTGCAATCGTAGGAGCCATTACCGTTCCTGTCCTACTTAAGTGGATAGCCGATGAGAGAGGAAAAAGCGCCGCTGATGTAGCTTTCGATAAATTGCAGGAGAGCCAAGGGGGCAATCCCTCTTTCTTCGAGGCGCTGATGGGGAGTCCTAGTGATTTTTTGAAATGGTCACAAGACGCCGGAAAAACTATGGTTGTAGGACGGCAGGAGTTCGAGCGACAATGGAATGAGTTGGTGAAGTTTACGAAGAGTAAGTCTCCTATAGCGGGTCTGGATCGTGACGTAATGAAATTCCATCCGAAAATTGTTAAACTATTCAATGCTTATCAGGCTGGTATCGATAAATCTGACAAAAGTGCTAAGAACAACGTCGAAACGTGGGATCAAGCTATGAAGCGTATAGACAAACTAATCAAAATGGGAAAGGGTGGCATTGTAGGTAAGTTGGTTCAGGATTTGCTTGCTGATGCTGATGAAAGTTTTGACGCCCTTGAAGATACCACTGTGCAAAGAGCACAGCAGTTGCAAGATGTTATAAAGCAGACAACGCAACAGGCTATGGATTCGTTGCGCAGCTTGTACTCGCAATTGCTTTCTGAAAACGAGCAGGCATTTGGTGCACTATTCCAAGGGCCGTGGCTTACATCGCAGACGTTCGATCTTGCAAAGGAATGGGGTATCACTCCACGCATCCAGGACATTATTCGCGATCTAGATGAACAGATCGAGCAATTCCGTCAGCGACGTAAAATGATCGACACGCTATTCAAGCGTGGTTTGCCACAAGGATTCCTCGATGAGTTGCGCACAATGGACGCTGAACAGGCCATGCCGCTGTTGAAAGAACTTGTTAGTGCAACTCCGAAGCAGACACGCAATCTTGTTGCGAAACTTAATCGAGCAGAGAAGGATATCAAAGCTGCTACTCAGCTAGATTTTACTCGTGAGATTGAAAGCTTCCGCAAGGCAGGAACGAACATGGGCGAAGCAATCATCAACGGTTTCCAGAGTGCCGGTGTCGGTGCATGGTTCGACGGATGGATCAAAGCGACCTTCCCCGACCTCATTAATGCCGCCGTAGCACAAGCTGTGAAAGACTGGAAAACGCAGAATCCTAAGACGGTTGCCCCACCACTTGCGCCTCCACCACCTCCAATACAACCACCGATACAGCCACGGGGAAATACCACAACTACCACAACCCATACCGATAACTCCAAGACAGCGAACATTCATGTTGGCGGAGGTTATGAGCCTTACTCACCTAGAAACCCAACAGATGAACTACGTAGGGCAGCTTTTATTGCTCGTAACATTCCTTGGTGGAGTAGATGATAACGAAATTCGAAATACGTCCTGTGTCGGGATCACCTGTCGAACTGAACCTTATGACAGGTGGAATCCCTATCTATCCATTGAACGTGTGCGACATCTTTACGAACATGGATACGAAAGAGTTTAAGCGCATGGCTGCGGCAGGCGAGTGGCCGTCGTTCAGCTACCCCGGTGCGTTAACTGCCCACGTAGAGGGGAAAATTGTCGGTGCGGGAGCAACCGACGCGCTAGCTTCAGCCGACTACGTAACGAAACGCCTTGCATTACTCGATGCTGTTCTTCCACCAATTCAAGCACTCACGTCCAGAAAGCATGCTGTACTTAGGTGTCGGCTAGACGGTATGACCGAGGATGCAGATACCGATGTAATTGTGACACAGGTTCAGATTCCAATGGTAGCTCTTTTTCCCGCAATCAGTGAATTTATGATTACGTGGAAGGGTTTCAACCCGTATTTTACTGGCGTAACGACTCCAACCAATAAGTACCAACTTGGCTAGTTGGGAAGTCCGATTCCTCGATGCGGATACACCGAACAAGGTGTACACCGGACGCTTCATGGCTGAGAATCTGACCTATGAAATCATCAATAGCGACGATGGTGGTATCACTTGTGAGTTGCCATTGAGCGCCACACGCACTGATCTTCCCACTGTGGGCATTACTCGTGATTCCTTCGCGCCTAAACGCTCTCATTGGGAACTGTGGCGAACTGGGTCAAGTGGCGTTGCGAAGGAACTAGGTAGCGGTATAGTCACGTCCGTCAACTTAAACAAGGATCGAGATACCATCCTAATGTCGGGACGCGACTGGCTATGGTATCTCAAACAACGTATCTATCCGTTCAATCCCGAAGCATATGTGACTTTTGATCCCAATGAAGCACATCATTATTGGGACAAATGGCCGAAACAATGGCCTGAAGGAACACCTGGAAATACAGCTCCCGTGGATCTAACAATTATCGTGCGCGATCTAATTCGCGCTATGCGGGTTGCAAGGCCAGTCGATCCTCAAACAGGTTGGCCGCTTTCTGGTATCCCCAATCCTGCACCGGGTGTTCCTGATATCACATTCAATGCACCCAACACAGGAGTAACGTCAAAGTACCAGATATTTCCTGGCGATCAGACTACGATCTACGATCACATCAATACACTTTCAGAGCGTTTCGATGGTTTCGAGTTCGACATTGATCCAATATCTCTTGAGTTCAAGATGTGGTCGCCTCGACGTGACAATTCATCGGGATTCCCGGAATATATCATCAAAGTGGAAGACCTTGCGACGTTTGATCCCAACATTCCTGCTCAACAGCAAATCCTCGAAGGCTATGGGCAAATCATAGAGTTCGACTGGACTAACGACGGGCCTGACGGTACATACCTTCTAGGACTTGCTACACGAGATCATAGAGTTGGTCGCGTCTGGACAGACATTGATAACGTGAATGAGTTCGGTCGTCTCGATCTTGTTTATGACTATGGATCAATTAAGGATACCACGAGTATCTTGCAAATGCTCAAGGATCAGAACGACCTGCATCCACAGAAGAAACTAGGAATCACATTTCTAAACCCTGAATTCCTTGTACCAAGCATGTACACAGGTGGAAGACCGCGTTCACTAATGGGCGCTATGATCTTTGTGCTACACGACTTCACTCCTTATCACAAAGTGAACGCATACTTCCGTATCAATCAGATCGGATGGGTAGTCGATAGTTCATCGAACGAGAAAGTTACTTGGGGACTTGAAATGATTTACGAACCTACTCTGCCTGGATCATAGATGCCACTTCGTCGTAAAACAGTTGCTCCTCAAACCGAAAATGCGGTACTTGCTGAACGTGTATCTAAACTTGAAAAAGAACTACGCACGATAAGACAAGCTGGCCCTACAACAATCCAAACGGTTGATACGGCAAAATATCTTGATCCCGCTCAAGGTGAAGTGTTTCTCAACTGGCCCGGTACACATAAAACAGCCGAGCCTACCGATCCAATTCAATACCTGCATGATGGAGCATTAAAAGGAATCGGTGGTGCTACTCCTCAAGTTTGGGCATTCTGTTCAACTGAAAACTCTGGTTGGGAATCTGCTGATAATTCCGCTGAAACCGAAGTAGACTACTATCGGATTTTTCTTTCGGATACCGCAATTTCAGCAGACTTTTTTGGGTTCGATGTTGAAACTGCTGGTGGGCAGTTTGGTGATGATCGAGGCTTTCTTGTTATGAAGCAATCTGGAATCTACACGTTTACTCAACAATTGCTCACTAGTGATCTGATAGACGAAACCGACTGGACTTATCAAACGCGTCTTGCATGTATAACTGGAAATGCGATTGGTAACTTCGGGGCAATTGCAGGCGTTACAGGTGCATTTCCCGGACAGATAGGTACGATCCCTTATATACAGAACCGCGAGCAATTTCGCATTTCTGAAGCAGGTGGAGATGACGTGTGGCTAACTCACTCGTGGACTTTACCAATTCGACATCCTAGCCCCGGAAATGGTCGGCACTGTGCTCGTATGAGGATGTTTCATACCACCCCTAGTGCCTTCTGGACAATACGTGTTTGGGTGACTAGAAATGGTGATCTAGATTGGGATGGCGATGCTTTTTCAGGGGCGAACGCCACGTGGAGCGTCTAACGAATAATGAGAACTCCTGAAATTATCCTCATAACGGCGGCGATCCTTTTGGGCGTCTTCTACGGGCTACCTGCGATAATGGAGCGTAGAGGTTCACTCTGGAAAGATATGGCAGAAGAACGAGAAGCCGCTTTGAAGGAAGCACAGCAACGAGAGAAGGAAGCACTTCAGCGCGTGCGCGAGCTAGAAATTCTTACCGATTTAAGTGCCTTGCAGAAAGATGTCTCGGAAGGCCGTGAACAAGCAGTTCTAGTTGTAAAAGCCGAGATTGCAAGCATTCAGAGATCAATCGTGGAAACAGAAGAGCGCATAGTGTCAAGCCATGAAGCTCACGAGCAACGAGCACAGGAGCGACATGAAAAAATCCTTAAAGCGTTCGATGCAGTAACAAAGAGGCTAGAGACATGACAGCTTTTAATCAATGTTTCCTATTTCTAGGCAATCCTAACGGGGGTGTTGAGGATTTTTCTTACCTTAAGGGAGAAATGTCCTTGGAAGCCGAGAATAAGGAAGGAAAGACTGTATGAAAAATTTATGGGTAGATGCAGGTAACGATCCAGATTTCAATAAAGGTGACCAGCATAAAATTGATGGTTACTTCCTAGCAATGTTCGACTCACGCACGACACTCACTCAACTCCAAGCTATCAAGGCTAAGGGACATACCTGTGGAATCTATATGGTAACGAACTGGCCGCAGTTCGTTGGAAAAAGCCCCACTGAGATTGCAGCGATCGTGAATAGCGAATTTCAGCGCGTTCTCCTCTCAGGACTCCGCGTGCAGTTTGATATGGAGGAGCATGATCCAGAGAAGATAGCTACTGTTCTTGAGGAGTGGCGAAAACTACAACCAAAAATCAACACATCTTGGACGATGGAAAGTTTTCAGGGGGGGTGGATGTCACCTAGTTTCGTGTCTCGTATGCTAGCATGTAAGGTAAGAATCGTACCTCAGTTCTATAAGGGCAACATGGGCGCTGTCGATGACCCCTGGGGATTGCTAGCCGAACAGGTGGCTCAGGACATGGCACTCCGCGATCTCACTCGACGAGGCTTTCCTGAGTCTCTTGTTACCGGGTTCTATGATGCAGCTACGTTGCCTCAAGGAACGCCCTGGGATGGATTTGCATTTACCCAAGGTAGACTGCCATAACGACAGGAGGGAATGTGCCACTAACACCCGAGCAGGTTCCATACACCGGCCCGTATGGATTATCAACAAGCTCCTTCAAATCGAAAGGCCCAACAGCGGAAGCTATCAAGCGGGCAATGGGGCATCTTAAGTTGCTTCCGTGGGGAGACTACGATCAACATTGGAATCTCTCTCTGTGGGAAGCCTTTGCGGACTGGAAGCAATCGGTCGGACTAGTTCACGATGGTAGTTATGGCCCGAAGGCGTGGGAAAAGCTACGTGCCGCAACATACAAAAAGGATGGCAAGACGCTTTATGCACTCGACCCTTATGCACGTAGACTGATCCAGAATGAAGCCGGAGTAGTTGCACAGTCGAAGGAGGAGGAGAAAGTACAAGCTGCGCTAGCAGAATGGGGCTACGCGATTATCGCTAATGAGCCTGACATCAGCTATTCAATGGATAGGCCGGTAGATGTAAATGTCGATCCCAATAGCAAATTTACTTCTGATTGTTCGGGCACAGTCATTCAAGCATACGCATATGCGAAGCGAAAGACCAATCTCAAAGTGCCCGATCCGTCAAAACAAAACTACAGCGGAGCAGGCAATACCGATTGGTTCGAAGACGATCACCCGAAGGTAACCGGACAGTATCGCGTCGGTGATCTAGCTCACTTCGAAAGTTCACGTCACGTAATTATGTGCATCAAGCACGGCGATTACAAAACCGCGGAATGGGTTTCACATGGTTGGGATGGTGGGCCTAATCCGGTGATACTCGCAAAGTACCCTAGATACCCAAGCGAGTTCTTGTTTGTAGTTCGTCCACCACTATTGGAGGTTTAAGTGCTTTCACCATACATTAAGGCTACTTCAGCCGGAGTTGCTGCTGCAATCGCAGCCCTAATCGCCGGTACAATGGACAACTCAAGTATCTCACTGTATGAAGGTCTTGTTGCTCTTGGTGCTTTCGTTGGAATTTGGAATACAACGTTCTTCGTTCCGTACTCTCCACTTAACAACAACCTGGAGGGGCCATGAACGTTGATGTCACCACCGTGCTAATTGCAGCTATCGCGGTTATGCTGTTTGTCGCAATGATTTCTGACTCGATCACGTTCTAGATAGCACAGAAGTGTCGGTGCCTTTCGTCCGCTTTCGGGCACCGCGCCGAAGGGGGTACGGTGTTTTCTCTCCTGCACCGTACCCCCTATCCACAGCCTTCGATTTCTCTGCCAAGTTTATCGATATCACCATTTCGATTTGCTTGATTGTCGATCCGCTGTTGAATTTTATAACGACGCTTCTGCTCCACACTAATCCGTCGTTTAAGTTCTTCTCTATAGCCAGAAACAGTTGCGAGCCATTCGCGCGCAAGGAAATATTCTTCGCGTGTCACACCAATTTGAACGTTAGATCATTGATATCCGCGTACTGCGATCCCTCTTTGAACGCCAACCAGTGCAGCAAATGACGTTGCGCATCACGGCCATGTGGCGTTCCTCTTTGATACACGCCTATTTCTCTTAGTGCTTCATCAGACCAGTATCCTTTGCCTGTTGAAGCGCTTTGCTTGTAAAACCCCACAGATGGGTACTTCTCCTGAACGAGTTCTATCACGCCAATTAACTTCACCGGGTACAGATTAAGACCCGTCCTTGAAACATTGCGGTACTGGAAATCTTCGTACACGATGTGTAGATCATCCGCCAAGCGTAGTTCTATGGTGCGTTCAAGATAATTCTCCATTTCCAGCATCGATAGCTTACTCTGCTGTATCGATATTGCGAGCTGACGCTCATGGAAAATCGCCGTGCATAGCCCCGTTGTGACGCCTGGATCGATTGCAAGTATTGAAATCACGTCGGCTCATCCGTGTCGCCTGAGTAGCGCTCATCGGGACTTTGAGCGCCGCTCTGCTCGGGCGATCCGGCAGCCGCGCTCGTGGCTCCGAGGCCCGGAGAACGCTCGGACGACTGCCCGTTCTCGCGCATATCCGCGTAAACGCGATCGGCTGCTTGCACGATCGAACACGAAAACTTGTCACGTGTTGCCAGAATAGCCAACCCTAGTTCTTCTGGATCGTTTTTGTCTCGTGTGTCCATCGACCGGATCATAGCACGATATGCCTCCCGTAGTTCTTTCATGTATCTATCGAAAACGAAGCTAGCCATTATTTTCCCCATACCGCCTCAACCATGTTGAGGAGTCGATCACGTACTTGACGAGTATCCTTTAGAGCATCGTCATCGGAAGTACGAGAACCGCATGCTTCTCTCATAACTGCATCCCATATCGATACATCGAAAGTCATATAGGAATCCGGTCGCGTACCAGGTTCGTATGGAATCCACTGATCAGGAGGAATCAGGAATCGATCTTGTTGCGTAATGTATACACGTACAAGACGTGCAGGTGGATCATGCTCAATATACACTTTCATGGTGTCACCACCTTTCTATATGATGTCCAGGTGATTTGGAAACCGACAACTCTTACTATGTGCCGTTCGTACTTTCGCTTAACGTCGAAGTAACGATGAGCATGCGGCCCTGAAAGCGGGAAGGCAATGCCTACAGAGAGAAGATATGGCTTACTCATTGCGCCTTGGCAGCTTGAACGGCAGTTTTCAATCCTTCCAAAAGTACCTTGGCCGCAACGGGTGCGTTACCATTGTGGATGATTAACCATTCAATTCCCTCTTCTGCTCTTTCCATACTGAGCGTCTTTTTGTAAATTCTAGGCCCATATTCATTAGCATCCACGGTTACGATAAGATTTCTCATGTGCAATCCCCCCATGTTGGGCCGCTAGTAATATCAGCGATGAATGGAAGAGTCCAGCCAAGTTCGTCCCTGGCGCAGGATTCCATAATCTGTTTGCAAATCGTACTGTACTCATCCACGTAAGAATCCTCTACCTCAGCAACGATGGAGTCATGTACGAGATTGACAATAGCGCATCGGGATCGATCTGTTTGAGCTTCGACTCCAATAGCAGAACAGAGCGTGAGATCGCTCGCACATGATTGCGGATAAAAATTAATTCCTTCTCGGAAAGCGGCCTGCACGTTCTCGCGTGTAAGCAAGTGGAATCGGCGCTTTCTACCGAAAGGACTGATAAGAACTCCGCGCTTACGTATTTCCTGCTCGATTCCAAGTTCCCACTCTCCTACTCCTATGAAGGTTGTCCATACCCAATCGATGTAGGCTTGTGCACGTACTGCGTCGATACCATGCTTCTGCTGAAATGTATCAGCACCCTGACGATAGAAAACTCCGAAGTTCACATTCTTACAGGTTGACCGTTGTTCCTTGGTGAAGTCTTCTCCAAAGAATCGTCGAGCGGTTTCGTCGTGAAGGTCGAGGCCATCAGTGTAAATTTTCGAAAGTAACGAATCCCCAGAAAAAGCAGCGATACATCGTAACTCTGCCTGTGAAAAGTCAGCTTGTACAATGGTAAATCCTGGGGGCGCATGGAACAGCTTCCGAATATGAGGTAGATCCTCTTTCTCCCTCGTGATATTTTGTAGGTTCGGCTTCGAACTACTAAGGCGTCCGGAGTTGGTTCCGTGTAGATTGAGTTGAGTGTAAATCCGAGAATCTTCATCTAGCTCCGCTCGTTCGATGAGTGAAAGTATGTAAGTAGATGCCTGTTTCTGAACTTTCTGGAAACGATGGTATCGCTTAATGAATGACTTGATATGTTCCTTGCGTTCGGCATAGTCAGGTGCTTCAACTTGGCTGACCATGTTACCCTTGCGCTGTGTTACCATCGCGCCTTTGAAAGTAAATCGATCCTGCAAAATTTCCTCGCGAGCAGCATCATCCACAGAGCGCTTTGGGTTCCGCATCGTTGGAGTTGCCGGACGATTCTGCATCGCGTGCTTGATACCCCAATCATCATAGAACACTTTTGAAAGTTGCGTAGGCGATCGAGGATTCAGTAACGCATTATCGATCTGGCGTTGCATTTCTAACGTAAGCGTGTCCATTTCAGGTTTAACGACGAACTCATAGATGTCGGCAGCACCAGGAACATCGTAGACCATACCATGAAGTTCTACACCGATGAGAAACTCATTGGCTCGAAGTAAAAGTTGGTATGTGTCCAGTACATTGTCAGCCTTAGCACGTTCCAACTGAAGTTGGAGCAGTTGATATGTGCCCCCAACATCCATACCGGCGTATCTGTAGAATTCATCATAGTCTGTTACGATTCCTGTCTTTTTAGTTTTCTCGATTGCAGAGCTAGAGTATTTCGGCCAGCCGAATTCATCCATGAGCAAGTAATCCAAACCGTGCACCCCGATACGTTCGTCAGTACCACTGCGCTCGTCAAGTGTGTAGCTGAGTAACATTGTGTCATGGTCTACTCGGGCTTGGATTCCATAGCTGTGGCGCAAAATCTTAGAGTCGAATTTCCCTCCGTGCCATACAAAGCTATGTCGTGGGGATTCGAGATAGGGCTTGATGTAATGGCTAAGAAAATCTCCATCTTCCCAAAGTCTCGACCGCTCTCCGAATACATACGAAGTAATTCCGTCAATACTGAATTGCACGCTGATAAGAGTGGCTTTATGGGTGATTCCTCCCCTTGTTTCAATATCCCCTGCAACTCTACCTTCGTTGGCGCTAAGAAAGTCAATTGCGTCTCTTGCTTCTTTCCCATCTTCAATTACCTCAACTATCGGCAGGGTAGGTGGTGGGTCAGGATGGAAGGCTCGTCGGAAGTCACGTTTGAGATTCGGGAACGTTGAATCATCTCGGAGTACGAGCGCAGGGTTATTTGCAGCAACAACGGTTCGTCCACTCTGCTCGATACGGTAGCCTCGATAATTGTCAATGCTTCCGCGTCCAATAAGCTCATTAACTGCTTCACGGCCGCAGGCGATAACGAGATCGATCCCGGATAGCTCTTTACGTAGGCGCGGAGCGCACGCTTTAATCGCTTCCGGTGGAACCACCGCATCGTCCGGTGCACATAGAACAGTGTTAGTAACGAGAACTTCTCCACGCGATACTCCATTCATCTTGAGTAGATGATCTAGCACTTTACCTGACGGGCCTGAAAACGGTTTTCCTGCAATTGCCTCGTGGTAGCCCGGTGAACGCGAAACGATAGCCGCCTTTGGCTTCTGTGGGCTTTGCGTAGGTGCACATGGACGCGAGTACAGTGGGCACTCTTCGCACAGAGCGTCAGGATGTTTTCTTACAACAGATGTAACAGCAGCCATAGTTAATCGTTACGAACTAGTACCTCGATATTTACAGGCCAGTCGTTTTGGATATCGTATGCTGCACGTAGCGCATTAGCTTTGCTATCGTAGTTCTCACTGTGCATCAAAATTTCACTGTTGCCTTCTGCTATCAACTGGATATGCCATTCATCACTCTCACCCTGTGAAACTCTAATGTACATAGATGATTCCCCTTAAATCGGGTGGAGTATAGTCTGGCCCTTTAAGTATCTTACCGTCATCACGAACGATAGGATTACCGTCATAACCAAGCTTACTCATGTTCGAACGCTGTACTTCTGCAAAGCACTCATCAAGTGGGATGCCGAATGATACCGCAGTACCACATAGGACATAGATCAGGTCGCAGATGGCATCGGCAACCTCAACTAGATCATATCTTCTCATAGCATCCTTAAGTTCAATCCATTCTTCTCTATGTAGATTTCTACGTAGATCCCATACTCCACTTCCCGTTGCTTCAGCTTGATTCAATGGATGATCGCTAATCATAAGTCCATACGTCTCATGGAAATGCTTTACCATCTGAAAGTAGCTCGGACTCTTTTCGTAGTATTCATGTTCACGTTGACGCTGCAATTGTTCTAGTTGCTGTCGCAGTGCTAGAACTTCATCTGTTCTATCCTCCATGCGGTAGTCCCTTCATTAGCTCGTCTACGTCTTCGTACAGACCGTCTAAATCTCTATCATTGGTGATTAGTACATCAATCAAATCGCGCTGTAGAGGTTCCTCTGATACATGACCATCGGATTCATAACCAGGTCGAGTAACTTCTACGATCGTTCCACCTAGATGCAAAATTCTGTAAGCCTCGTTTGAGAAACGAACATCGGTTGCGACGACGTTACCAGTCTGATAACTGTTGCGGTACATTTCCTCTTCCCACTGCTGCACCCAAAAATCTTTTCCAAAAGTGTTACGGCCCATTTCGGTTCCGAACCGTTGTAGAAAGTATCGCCAGTCCATTGACTTGATAATTGCGTCAGGTCTACTATGTGTTGGGCCAACGAGTCGCACAGCGCACCACTTCGAATTCTTAAGATCATCGACTCGCTCTGTGGTTAGGTCGAATAGGTTCCCTACCGCTTCTTTCAATTTGTCTGCGAATGCAAGGCGAGTGAATTCGTAGTTGTCAACGAGGTACTGGCCCACTGTATCTTTGCCTACGCCTTTACAACCAGTGATTCCAATGATCATAGTGACTTCGCTTTCTTTGCAGCAAACCAAAACAAAACCATACATAGGGCGAATCCCGAAATCAAGCCGATTACGAATCCAATCAGAGAATCGGGGATAGTAAACGTTGTAGCAAACATCTAAATCTCCGGCTCTATAGGAGGTAGAAGCGGAACGCCTCTAACGATGTCATTGCGTAGTGCTTGCTTACGCATTTCAGCAGCAGCCTGACGCAAAGTCCTCATCTCACCTAGCACTACCTCTCTATACGTGAGGTTCATTTGATCCTCGTCAATCCCAATTACATCTTTTAGCAACCGCGTTATCGTCTCTACGTGACAATGATGCTGGAATTCACCATCTCCCATGCGAAACATTTGCGACGAATCAGGAAGACGTGCCTGTGCCCACAACTTAGATTCCTCTTCAAGCTCTTTTGTCACTTTATCAAGTCGTGCCTTTATCGTGCCACCTTCAGCCATTTATGACTCCTATTTCGGTTAATAGTTCTACAGCAAATCTATCCCATGCTTCCTGCATATCCTCTTTCCACAGATTAAGCCATTCGTTCACGCTAATATATTGGCTCAAAGTGTTTTTGATATCGGTTTGACACAACGTACAACTGTCGGGACGTTCCAATATAGACCTATTCATGTGGGAAACACAGTTGACAATCGTTGTTACAGGATGGTACTTGCTTTTCAGAATCTCTTTGATATCTGATAACGCTATATCGGCTTTTGTCATCTTTACCTCCCTATCGGCCATAGTTGAATCCCTCTTCCTTTCTTGGATACTTGAATCATCAAGCGTTGTTCCAATGTGTCTTGAATGTCGGTCATCATACGTGCATTCAAGTGGTGGTAGGACATCACGTCGCCACGCATGATTCCGGGCTTACGTTCGATCAATCGATACACAGCCTGCATAAGTGTTTCGTCTTTCGACTGTCCAGAGTTCTTGACCAAATGCACAAAGTGTACTCCCCAACGTTGAATGTAAAAGGCCGCGCTTAACAAATCAGTTAGCTCCACAGTCAGTGCGTACTCTTCTGTGGGTTCTTTGCGCGCTGCGGCTAAAAGTGCAGCTAGCTTCAACATGGAGAAATACATGCGTGTGAACGATGGAAGTGCGGCGGTTTCCTCGGCAGTGCCTAGAGCAGCGCTCGTCATGGTTTGCTCCATGACATTCGCACGCTCCCATGCTTCATCCGTCAACTCGACATCGACGGTCTGCGGCAATGTCACCATAGAAGGGTTTGAAGGATCACCGACCTGTATGGTGATTTCATCCTTCGTATACATCTGATGAAGTGCTCCAAACGTTTGGCGCAGTTCGTCGCGACGTAGCGTGGACAATTCTACGCGTGGGCCAGTCAAGCGAACGCGTGTCAAATCTGTCTCTCCCCGCACGACTAAAAAACGCGGCATAAACCCCGATAGGAAATACGACTCGGGGATTAAACTGTAAGCTCTTTCAGTGACACCGCCACCGAAGAAAATAAAGATCGGTTCGACAAGCGATACTGAGCCTTTTTTCAAACGCTTTGCATAATGTTTCGGTACATCATACATGTGTGTTAGAATCTCTGGCACTCCACTCATGTAATCTTTGCGCTGAAAAGCATCGAGCAACCCAGTAATCTCGTCACGCATAAAGATGGAAACCATCTTTGGTCGGCTCGAAAGTGCATCGAGCAATCCTTCGGCAGAGGCATCCGACGCGACGACGAGAGAACGATCGATCTCATGTATGAAGTCCATCGCCATATTCATCGCAGTCGTTTTTCTCGTCAGCGTAGAATCACCAAGAATCAATCCGAATAGATTAGTGTTAATTGGTGCGGGCAATGATGAGTGCACGCGAAGTGAAGTTGACATGAGAGCGGATAGGAGAATCGCACAGGACAACTCGTGAAACTCAGGAACGGCATCGGTGACTGTTTCTGCCCATCCTTTATATGAATCCATGATCGTGTCATCGAGCACATCAATCTCTGAAGCGGTTAGGAGTTGTGGCATTATAAGTTCCTGACGATATTCATTGATGAGTGCTTCGATGGACTTGTGCTGAAGCTCTGCCTTTAGAACTTCTCGCCACAGATGCGATTCAGGTCTACCGTCACGTTCGTACTTGTTGCATTTCGAAGTACGAGCAACTGCGAACGTTTCGTTTCGATTCATACCAACTTCGAAGCACGTGTTAATCAATCTCCACAAAGACTTCGACCAATCCTCGTTAGGTTCATCTCCATAGTAGCGAGCGAAAGCGGTCTGCTTAAGGTGATCCTTGTACATTTCAATAGTGATCATTACATCGGGTAAATCGCTAGCTTCAGGAAGGGGAATGCCAGTCCACTCTTCGAGTGGGGCGTCCTCGGTTCGCGCAAGTGTCTCGAAGACTTGTGGAGGCAGTAGTTTCTCTGATTTGAGAAGCACCTGAACCTCGGGAACGTCGTCCAGTTCATACTTGAAATTGTACGTTCCAGGTACGCGAAGCAACTGTGTAAGATCGTGGCCCGACTTATCTACTCCAAGGTCAGCATGAGCGTATGCGACACGCTTGGAGTACATCTGTGCGTCAAGCGGATCAAGCTTGCGATCGAGACGCCACACAGCTTGGTAACGGCCAGGCGAAGATTCGATTACACACTGTGGCGGAATGTCAAGCTTGTCCGGCGTACATGTATCAAGGTCGGCCCACACAAGATTCTGCGGGATCGCGTTCTCTTTTCTACGTTTAGGTACGGATAATACGTTCACGCAATAGTAGATGTTCGAATTAGAAGATGCACGTCCGATATGGTCAACGATGTCGTCACGTTGTTTCGGCCACTCAAAAAACTCTTCGTTGAATTTCTCTCGTTGATACGGACGAGGAATAGTGGCAATGCAGACGTATCCCTCGTCGTTTGAAAAGAGGTAGTCAAAGAAGTCGAGTTGAATCGACTGTTGTTCAAATACAGCCACTATAAAGTGACTACGGTGAACCTGTTGTCAAGAAGAGGCTCGATTGCGGCATGTACTACGCCCCATTCTAATCTACCGTTACCACAACCAGGACGAGGCATAGCTACCGTCTTAAACTGCCATGCGTTAACGAATTTAACTAACTCGTGGACGCTTCTGACGATCAATATAATGTCTGCCTTTTCGTACCAAGCATGCTTAACAGGAAATGTTATCAAATGATAAACGGTGCCCAACCTAAATCCATATACGTGATTTCCACTAGTTCGTATCGCAATGCCTAAAAGCTCAGGCAAGTTAGGCCACTTGTTTGCAGCTTCAAGTGCGCAACCTTTCCCCATAACGGCCTTACCGTTAGTCTTGACGGTACCATTAGTTGTAATGACAATTGCATCCGCGTCAGTAGACCACAGATCAACCGTTTTTTCTAACATGCCAATCCTCCTCTAATAAGGACGCGAAGGGGGGCACCGCAGCACCCCCCTTTTCTCTCCTGGCGCGTTGTTAGATTGGCTGTCCTGCGCCTGCCGCAACCGCTGTACCGGCAGGCTTGTAACCCTTCACGTCGTTGTCGAAGTCGTTGGTCAGACTGTTGATTGATCGACCAACGGTGACAACAAGTTCGCGGCCTGCGAGTGCATCGGTATCCAGACGGAAACCCTTCTTGGAGATTTCCTCACGAGTGTAACCAGCCGCGAGCAGGAAGTTAAGCATCGTTCCTCTGTGATACGCCTGCTTGTCCGCAGGAATTTTACCATCGGCCGGAACGAAAATCTTGCCGAACACGCGACGGTTCTTGACCTTCTCACCGTTCTTTTCGTCGTCGGTGATAGCAAGCTGAATGTTTAGGTATGGTGTTTGATCGGGCAATTTCTTTGATCCGTCGGGATTCGACGTTGCTCGCCATTCCGGCGGAACCGGAATCTGCACATTGTACGACCCGGCGGGCACTGCTTCGAACTTACCTGCGCTTTCGTCCGCGCCTGTTAGATCGAGTACACCATCGAACACTGATTCTGCTTCGCTCATTTCTTACTCTCCTTCGTTGGCATATCAGCTCTGAACTTATCCCACAAACCACTGAACGTTGGTGCTTCCTCGACACCATCGAAAACATTGAGACGATCTTTCACGCGCAACGTCTCAGTTTTCATGGTCTGCAAGTACCTTACGGGTTTGCCATTCGTTACCTCCACGCGTAGATGACCAACAACGTCTACGAAACCAGGAACAGAAATATTCATCTGCCCGGCGAATTGCGCGAATTTAACCTTGCGTTTAAAGTTGTCTTCCTCCGATCCTTCGTGAGCCGTGAAAATCACGTTGCAGGGCAAGTCCTTGTACGCACGTATGATCTTCGTGATATGGTTTCCCGTTTTGTAGTAGGAGCGCTGATCCGGTACGCCTTCCTCGATTTTCGGATTCTCCTTAGCATACGCATCGTTCACTTGCATGAGGTCGATTTTGTACAACTCGGAAGTAGAATCGATCGCGACTGTTTTATATGGTAGTTGATCTTTTCCGTCCTTATCCTTCGTTATGGCATTAAACAGATCGAGAAATATTCCACGTACTGCTTCATACGATCGAGCCTGTTTACGATCGATGTTCTTTACCTTCCTGATTGTTTTCCATCCCCCATCGATGTCGATGAGAAGTACGGGTGACGTATCAGGGTGCTCGGCGGCAGTTCCAATGAAGTGCGTCTTACCCGAGCCAGGTTCCCCAAAGAGAAGCAAGCTGATCCAATCAACTTCCTCGTCAGGAGCATACGCGCCAATTTTGACACGTAGCTCATCAAGCGCTGTTGTGGCTATGATTCACTCCCCCTCTCTTATTACTTGTATCGCTTCAAGATAAGGGGCGACGAAGTTGTCAAGTCCTTCGATGATTATGCATGTTCGTCCAGTACGCGATGTCTTAAGTGCAATAGGCATTTCAGGATCAGGGAATGACATCTCTAGGTATTCAACTGATACCGTTAGCTCGCCTTTCCTATTATCATTGGGATCGTTCCTGTACGGGATTACTCTAGGATACACTACGCTGTCCATCTTTCTGCATGCAAGCCAGATATTCCACCTGTAGGAGTTTTGCAGGATGTATTGAAACCAATCTTGCCTGCTGGCGCTCCACATTTAGGACATTCATGTGCCCACGCACAATCGTTCGGCGTTTCGCAATGCCCACAGTAGTTACATGGGATAGTTGTGACGGTAGGGTCGGGCACGACTCCGACATGCGTATCGCCGCTCTCTACCGTCACGTGAGCGCTCGCGGCATTCTTGTACTCGCCCCCGGTGACGCGAGTAGGCAGGCTATTATAGTCTACCTCCGGGGGCGAGTTCTTTAGAAACTCGGTTTCGTCTATGATTTCGAAAAGATCACTCATCGACCGAACAACTCCACGATTAGCCAGATAACACAGAATAGGAACAGACCACCAAAGACGGCTGCAAATGAGATCACCCTATGAACCTAATTATGGTCATCACATTCCTTGTGGCACCATTCGCCGTCGATCAGTACGATGGTATCACCTTCGTAGATTTTCTCATCGCAAACTCCACATCGACTATTACGACTTGCAACAGTTTCGGGTTTATCCTCTTGTGAAAGAAACTCTTGGAGATCAGGAGGTTCAATCATGTTCTTGGTTTGTAGGCGCACGCGCCACAGATGATTGTACGTCCATTATTGATTACGAAACCATGTGACTTCTTACCACAAAGAGCACCCTTGCACCAACCACAAACGCGACGTAGTTTCATTGATTAATCACATGTGACCTATCTCCCCGCCAGAGTATCACAACTTTATCTGCCGTGCCATCTAGCAAGTTTTCATATACCGAGATTTCAACAACGTTGCCGAAGCAATCACATCCCTCCGATATAACTCGGAGTTCTGGATCAAACTGATCTAGCCGCTCGCGCAACTGTGATACCGTCATTGAGTTATCTATCACGGTTAACCTCGTACTTCATGGTGTAAGGGTCAAGTTCCTTTGGCATTTCGATGTTATAGAAATGACGATGCCACCACGACAGATAGCTAGGCCAATCAAAAAATCCTAGCAATCTCGCTATCTCGTCCATTCCAGCTTTATCTATCACGATTAGCCTCGTAACCATCGGAGAGAATCCCCTGCCAGTCCGAACCGTCGTCCGCAGCGATGCACGGTGTACGGAACGCGCACGTTAGGCAACGGTATTCGCCTGTGGGGTTTGGGTACACGCGCGGCATATCGAGCATTTCAAGTGCTATCATCTTTAGGTGACGACCCGTAGCTGCGATTTCGTACTTGTTTCTCGTAACGATATCGCGCTGTACAAACAAGCTGTCGCCCTGCTCCACGAGGTACGTGTAATATTGTTGCGCTTTCTCGTTCGTTCGGAACCAATGATCATAGTTTTCGTTGCCAACGATCAATGCCTGAAATAGATCGGCAGTAGTTCCCTCTTCGGCACGATTGATTGACGGGAAGCCATGCTTTGTTATCGTTGGTAGCTTTGGGAAGTTCTTTCGCATCGCGTTGTAGATAACGCGATCAACTACCTTATCTTTCCAGGGAAGATCATAGATAGCAGCTTCTTGAATCGTCGCCCAAAGGTAATTACTGCACTGCTCATCCTTATTAAGCTTCTCGAAGTAGGCATCATCGATTCGTGCAGCCGTCTTGTCTTCGTAGATACCGCACTTGTCGATTTCAGGCCACCATACAACGGCGTCTCGTTTTCCTCTCGCGTGTACTTGGAGTCTCTTACCATAATTAGGAGACTCTAAACGTTGGTCTTTCCAGTCGAATTCGAGCGGGATTGAATATGTAGACTCGGCAGCGAGCACAATAAAGTCATCATTCTTTTCTGCATAGCTCTTGTAGAATTCCATCATGCCGATGCCGAGTTCACGATGCAATTGCCACTCGTCTTCGATTTGCTCAGGCGCAGGCAGAAGATCACGTAGACCTTTAATTTCGAAAAGTCGTGGAGTACCTTCCTTGTCTATGTGGCGATTACGCGGTGTTACACGAGGATGAATGTCGTAAACGCGATCAAGCCAATCCTCGGTAACAACGCCACCTTCCCATTGATACGTCCAGTAGGTCAGGAAGGATTCAACAGGATCGTGGCTAAGGATCGGATCGTAGAACTTTTCGAGCGCGTAGTGAATCGCTGATCCGAATGCCAGTGGGAAGTTGATTCCGTAGATTGACACCTTGCGCCGTAGGTTCGTGCGTGTCGGTGAAGTCCAATCCCAATAGCGCCGACACCGTTTGAAGTTTGCGATGTCAGATGAGTGAATGGGAATGATATCCCACTTGGACGGTATCTCCGGGGGCTTCGTAACTACTTCTGTGGAACCCACGTTTACCGCTTTCCCGCGTGTGCATGCACGCGTGTCTAAAAAGGAAGATGGAGCTTAGCAGGTTTCATGCCCTTTGTCAAGGGGTTCGTTGCGTTATTTCAAACCATCGTTTCCTGGTTGATTGTCTCGATCAAACTTCTTTCCCGCATAGAAAATACTTGCCTTCCCTCCCTGAGTGAACAGCGGAGGAGTCTCGTCGCAGGGGCCGGGGATGTCAGCGGCGAGGGCAAGTGTGGCAAGCTCACGGGCGTGTCCGGGGTCGGCCGTGTGTGTGACATTCCGCAGCGCCCCCTCCAGCTCCTTCATGCGGGCTTCGGCTGCTTCGGCATGACGCTTTGAAATCTCGCGCGTTGCGAGCCATCCTCGTTCAGACTCTTGGCGTTGATAGACAGCTTCATCCCGCTCCCGCTCAGCCTCTGCGATGCGGGCTTCGAGGCGGGCGAGGGCGGCGTCGGCATCGCGGTAAGCATGACGCCGTTGTATGGTGGCCGGGGTTACCAGCGCCTCCCGCACGATCCGCACGTCTTCAAGAATTGAAGATTTCATCAAACCACTTTTTCTTTCTGTCAAGTTTACCCTTGACGTATTGATCGACTGTGTTCTTGGCATTAATGTAGATGATTTCGGGGATAGCTTTCTGCCCAGGACGATATACCCGGCCAACTCCCTGCATCATGTTCTTTGGCGACCAGTCTCTATCGAGGAAGATGAGATATTGTGCACTAGCGAGACTGATTGATTCCCCACCTAGTGCCAACGTGGACATGAATACCTTATGCTCTTTCCGTGGGAACACATCATGCCATAGATGATAACGTTCACTATCCGAGTGCTTCTGCTTCATGTGCAAGTATGGTATGTCCTTAGTACCAAGTCGATTCGCAAGTAACTCAAGTGGATCGCGGAAACACGAGAAGACTACCACCTGCGGCTTGTGTCCGTTTTCCCACTCGACTTCGCTCAAGATGTCCATGACTTCATCTAGTTTCGAAGACGGCTCGACCAACGAGATATCAGTGATTGTTCGTCCCTGATTTACGTTGAATTGACGATCATTCACTTGTGGAGTCGCAACGCAGATTTGTCGCAATCGACTCAGCATCGAAATCACGTTCGGTGAAGTAATCGGTTCGCCTGCTTGATCGAGCGTTCGAAGTGCATTTTTGATTTCGTTGTACATTGTCCGCTGTATACGTGACAATTCAACTTCGCGCGCCGATTCAATAGGATGACCGATATCTTTGTGAACTTCAGCCATCATACGACGTGGCCCGACTGATTTGCGTAGCGCACGAAACTCATCGACTCTGTACTTTCGGATTCCAACTATTACACGGAAGTTCTGGGGAGTCAATACTTCCTCACAGAAATGAGTACGAAACGGCCAGTACGCTTTCCTACTACCCATCGGCCATACGCCGCTCGATCCATCATGGTCAAGAAAGTCTAGGATGCTCCATATCTCGGCGGGGTTGTTTACGAATCCTGTACCTGTCATTGCATGACGATACTTTGCACGTGGACTGAACGACTTGATGTTCTTTGTCCATTGCGTATCGCGGTTCTTCATCCTGTGTGCTTCGTCAGCAAGGATAAACGTCCAATCGATCTTGCCAAGCCTTTCCCATAGTGCAGGGGCACCATCGGGATCGCTTTTCTTTAATCCTGCTTTATTGGTAAAGCAGTCATAGTGTGCGAGCACAATTGTTGGATCGTTGAAATAGCCTAGTCGCAAGTCCTGAAACACATCGTTGCGATCAGCCTGAAATTCAACGTCGCCAACGCGTTCTACAAGATCACTTACGTACAGATTGTACAATCTCCACTTCGGAATGCACTTTGGAATCGCATCGAAGTATGTTCCTTTACCACCCTTCGATGTTATGATGAGCGCTTTCGGAACATCGCCCGTTTCACGTTTGTCCATCGTGCACAAATGGTCGAGGAGCCACAATCCTGTGGAGGTTTTATACGCTCCCATTTCCGACCAATTTGCCGACGCTTGTTTTTCGGCAAGGAGTTTCAAGTCCTCGACTTGCCACGGCGTCATTACGTAACGGGTGCCATCTGTTAATGGCTGAAACAGATCGATGAGTTGGTCAGTCATCGCCGATTCTTCTCCCACTCATCGCGTGTGATCGTTCTGACACGAATCGTAGGTGGCGTTAACCGTGACGCAGCCCATGACACTCTAAGTTGGGCAGCGTTTCGCACGGCTACTTCTCTATCCGAGTATAGCCCGCAGAAGAGAATAGGCTCGTTACGGTGCTTAACTGCTACCGTATGATACTGCGATGAACCTTCCACTGTATGTTACCTTCCTTTCTTTCGTGCCACGTGTCTGAGCTAATGCCTCTGAGGGCGTGGCCCCTTTTGAAATTAAACGATTATATCTATTGCGAGCGCTATGACAACGTTTGTTTGATTTACAGAACAGTGTCTCGCCTGGCGTACCCCATCTTATCACACTATCGCAACAATTGCAAATCGGACGAACCATCTTCTGAATCGTCTGACGTGCCTGAGCTACGGTGTAGCCCTTCGTTACGACAAGGTACTCTACCTCGTCGCCGTGCTTTTCGTACCATGCCTCTTGACTGCACGGCTTGCACATCGTCCTTTGATGTACAGGCCCACCGCATCGAGTACAGCCTTGTACCAACGAGCACGCTAGACAGAATCCCTCGTTGTAATTAAACTCGGACGCACTAACCCAATCGCCACAACGGGGGCAAAATTCCTCCTGGCTAAGAGGAAGTGTGGCTTCCAACGCTCTTTAGCTCCAACCATTCAAAAGGTGTATACCATCGGACGTTCGTTCCGATTGGGCGAAACTCGACAATGGTAAGTTGACCTTTGTAAAGCGTGCGTCGATACTCGAATCCATCCCTAACCCACGTTTCGTAGGTCACCAGGGTTTGCACGACCACGGACTCCAATCCTTGCCTGATTCTACAAAGTAGTTATGTGCGGCTATTGCTTGTTCTAATGGCGTTTCGCCGTGTCCATATTTCTCACGTTCTGAACTACCCATTTGAAACATTCCGAGGTATTGTCCATTGTGGGCACGTACACTAAAACTGTGCCCGGACTCACAATGAGCAACTGCAAGTGCCTCAGTGCAGTAAGTTCCGAATACATGACAGATCGCGTTCTTGGGTTCCTGTAAGTCCACATAGAATCGAAATGATTCATCGGCTCGACTTTCCCATAAATGCGCAATCCACTTTAGATACGAACAGCCGTTGGTTCGACGATCAGCATACGAACTTCGTGTCCGTGGCACTAAAACTGCGTCTTGCCATTTCCATGTTGCCTTCCGCTTGGTTGTAATGTACGGCTTTGTGCTTCCACACGGTGCGATGCTTCTCTTCTGCTCTCCTGTTTGTCCGGTGCTGTTCGTTGGTACTAATGACAGCACTGTTAGTATCAGGGCTACGAAAAGAATACAAGCCTCCTATGTAGGGGACAAGAAAAGGCAGTAGGGCATCAATCATTGCGACTCAGGGAGCCACTAACTTCCTTAGGGGAGATAGAGGAAGTAATGACTACTGCCCTTACTACCTTACGAGTGGAGGAACCACTCGTTCCTGTTACGTTTGGGAGGTAACAGAAGATAAGTGTTACCATAAAAAGTGGCGGTTGTCAAGGTATCGGATTCAATCTGAAATCTCACAACAACTGAGTTTTCAGTGTTGCCTAGTCCGACAACGATTATCGTCGGAAGTTGAAGACTCGTCGTTCGGTAATAATGAGCGGTTTGTCTTCCGGGCCTTTGATGTGTTCGTAGATGTATACCCAACTATGGGTTTTCGTTTTCGAGTAGTATTGCCTGCGCCAGTGTCCACTGACAACCCAACGTCGTGACCATTCAATCTTCTGTGGTTCCTCGTCATCCTTCTTAACTGACTTGCGACGAAGAGTGATCAGCGTGATAAAACGTTGAGGTTCGTTAGGAAACTCACGAGCAAATCGCTTTCGACTAGCACGATCAGGGTCTAACCTGATGGGAGCACCGATTTTCTGTTGCGCGAGCAGTTGCATTGCAACAAACAACTTCACTATTCCAACCACTAGCTCTGACCCTTGTACTGTGTAATCTGGCATGGGCTCGCCTATCCTGCACGGATACAAGTGCGCCAACACAAGTGGCGGCACAGGGACTCCATCGCGCGCACAGTTGGCAATGTACTGCTCATTGAACTCATCATTGAAATCGGTCGGATCGGTAAAGTAGTAGATGATAATAGTTTCCAACGGATTGCTTTCGTCCGCATCGTTACGAACGCGATCAAGTACCCACGCCATTGCGTGCATAGTTACTTTGCGTCCATTTCGATCTATGCCATCTATCGGTTCCTCGAATAGAACAAATCCTCTTGGTGAGAGCATTGATTCTTTTTCGAATACGACATTCTGCGGAAGATCATGCGCGGCCTGTAGTAGTAGGTGCATCATGTCCGTCGTAATGAACACGGTGTCAGCTTGCCACAATGTTGAGCACAGATTTGAAACGAAATTGAGTAGGTCGAAGTCTTTGGTCACTCGGTTAAGATCGGCACCAATCAACCCATTAAAGAAGTTGTATGAATAACTGACCCCGTAATCCTGCTTTAGCCATTTTAACGTATCCATCTGCACGTCAAGCGCACGGTGCCAGCCTGTGTGTACGCTATTCATCGTATGTCAATATTACTTCACTCACGTTCCACCGTCCCGTCTGCGTATATGATCACGCGCGGGATACCTTTCCTTTCCGCTTTGCGTACAGTTGACCATGTGCCGCTTCGATAAAATGGCCTTGGGTTGAGCGGCCACTGCTGCGGACATGCTATCAGCATAGCACATGTGTCAACTATTGCCTGATTGCGAACCGTGTACGATGCAGGTAGCTCGACTCGATCAGTCGCGTCACGTGGGCAGTCTGCACGATACTTTGAACTCGCGGGCGGATGCACATGTACATTGTAACCTATTGCTTTGGCACTGGTATGTGCTTGTTCGTCGGCTCCGATGCAGTCACCATGATGAAACCAAATGGCACCACTATTGCGTAGCTCCGCGAGCACAGTTCGCAGGGCATGCCGTTGCTTGCTAGACAAGCCCAATCGCGTGCCTGTGAAGCCAACGTGTACGACTTCACTCATGTTTGTTACCTCCCTTGGTTTATTGAGCTACGTAGGGCGATTCTAACCTTAGCCCTTCGCATATTTTTGCGACTCGTCGTGGCATAGCCGCTAAACTATACCGCGTGCGATGCTACCCGCAATTTCTCTACCTAACTCCACTGATACAGTCGGCTCTATATGCACTTTACCATTCTTCAACAGCTCCATGCAGAAACTAGGCTCGACTGCATCTATGGGCAGTCCTACGTAGCTCACGGAGCGGGCGCAATGAATTGCTGATTCCCGATTTACCGTCGAGCGGGATAAAGCCCAAACGGACTCACGGTTTGATCAGAGAGTCAACGAACTATCCTGGATCGTTGAGCTTCTTCCTCCATTGCGTTTATCCCGCTCCGTCAACTACGTAGCTCAATGAGTGAGGCTCCCGCATGGCTTGCCACCTAACAAGTTGCGGTCGGGGAGCAGGTGTTTTGTGTTCGATCCCCACGTCCTCACTCATTCAACTACGTAGAGGTTTATTGCCCGTCGCGTAGTTGCATCTACCACGGGCCGTGTGCACCGAATGATACAGACATGCACACCTAGCACGGAAGACCTACCAGTGCGATGCAACGAACGGTAGGTAGCATCGTGAGAGTGACTACGCTGCAACGGTCACTCTCGTTATGAGCGTGGCTTGCAGGCAACACACTCATACCTTTATGAGTAGATTTTCAGGTTCTACCCAAACACCATAATTCGCCATTATGATCAGGACAAACATGGCATCGATGTATTCCTGCTCGGTTTCAAACCAAGCAAGGAACACTTCAGGCATGTGATAATTCGTGTGCCAGTTCATCGTGATCACCATGAAGGATACGACCTAGGTTTTCGGCTACTCCCCAATACGTTTTAACGGAGATCGGGTCGAAACCCAAACCCTGATCGTATTGTGTCTCTAAGAGACTAGTTTCGCCTATCGCATCCTTCATGCTGATCACGAAGATCAGCATTGTTGCCTTACGCGGCGTTCGGGTTTTCAAGGTAAACCGTGCCGACCTTCGATTCCTTGTCGGTGCGGCTCGAAACCTTGACGTGCTGCACGCCTTCGGGCGCGTTCTTACCGTCGCGTGCGTTCTTGAGCGCCGTCGAGATCGAAGACGCTTGCTTACCTGCGAACTGACCCGTCTGAGTCGAGATTCGCGCGAAGCGCTGACCCGACTGCGCGAACGCGGTCAGAACCTTACCGTAGATGCCCTTCTCGGCTGAAGCGGCTGCGCCAGCCTCGGCCCACTCCTCTTCGGACATCGACTCGAAAATGTTCTCAACTTCACTTGCACTCATGTCGCTGTTCCCTTCCTCTTGTGTTTGAACTTCAGTGTCTCTTCGTTGTCTCGCCATTCGCCTTCCTCTTTTCGAGAACCGTCAATCTCTCTTCGAAATTGACCAACGTACCTGCTAGATCGATTCCTTTTAACCTCCCTTCCAGTAGTTCAACTCGTGTCTCTAGTGTACTGGACGCTCCCTCATTTGTCAAGGGGCGTCTGTACGCGGCACGAAACTCGTCCAGTACAGGCGAACGGTACAGGGCCATCACGCTAGGTTGCCCTGCCCTACCTCTGTACAGTAGTTGAATGCAGCCCATTTCCTCAAGGACTGCATACAGTTGTGTGTAGTACGCTTGTGACACATGTAAAGAGCGAAACGTTTCAACGCGTGACCCGGTGAAAACCTTACGGCTTTTATCCGCTTTATCTATTGTAGCAGTCTTGTCAAGCGCCTCGTACAACGCGAGACAGTGCTCGAACATGCGTGGCACAGGAAGTTCTGTCACGTCAGTTTGAAGTCTACTCGAATGAGATTCGAGCCGACGTAGTAAACGCTCCAATTCTCGCCGTCGATTCGATTTATTCCTGTGTTGGTTGTAATCGTTTCGATGGCCTTTGTTACTTCGGCTATACTCGCTTTTTCAATTTGTGCCATGATCGTCTGTCACGCTTTCTTTGTCGGCTTCAACTAGGAAGCAGTCTCTACAAACGTCGAATTCGTCAATGGTGAATACCATGCGAGACGGATACTGTTGACGGTATTCTCTCGCTTCCCCATAGATGGCCCGTTGCACTTCAGCGTGCATTGGCACAGTGCAGAAACCCATGTGCGTCGGAAACTTGAACCAGTTCGTTTGTGTTCGAATGTCCGTGTTCCACTTCGATTTTGTTTCTTTCGTTTTGTCTGTTGGTTGGGAAGTTTCTTGCGCCTTTGCGTACTCGTCGTCACTTATGACTTCGAAAAGTGGTTCCTGACTATTCATAGCTACTTTCGAAGGGTTCAGTTTTCTTACGTGCATCAATTACAGCGAGATTGAGGTTTATAGATAGTTCCTCTGCCGCGTTAGCCGTTAGCTCGAACTCAATCGTCTCTCCAGCGCTTTTAGGAATTAATACGAATACGACACCCTCCTCACCGTATGTATACTCACGTTTGATCTCTCTTTTTATGAGGATCATTTTTCGTCCTCTTCGAATTTAAAGCTCCTAATCCTCCTCATTGAAATGTACCCGAACGGTACTAGTTCGCCATCAGTGCGTTCAAGACGAACACACTCGAAGTCAGGAAGCAAATTTGAATGCCACATGATGTACGTGATTGCAAACATTACTTCATTTAGAGCCACGCGCTCGCTTCGTCCTTTTATTGCGCGTTGCAGTGCGCTCATTGTCATGGGGTTCAACCAGTCGCGCTCTCTTGTGCGTTCGTCTAGAAAGATCGCGTGCTCATGCGACAACGTTTGAACAGGAGCAGTCGCACGTTGGCTGTCTTTCAATTGCGTTGGTCTACTCACGCCGTCTCTTTCAGTAGCGGATCGGTACAAACCCATTCGACTTCCTCTTCGGTGCGTCCTGGAA